AGACTATGTAGATTTAATTACAGAAAACGGAGAACCAGGTTTTATCTGGCTTGATGTTGCTCGTAATTATGGACGACTAAAGGATGCGCCAGACGGTAAGGATTATCGTGTGATGGGATTTAACCCATGTGCGGAGCAGCCATTGGAATCATACGAACTATGTACACTTGTAGAAGTGCACTTAAATCGTCATGAATCTAAGGAGGACTTCCTGCGTACCCTTAAGTTTGCATACTTATATGGAAAGACTGTAACACTTGTTCCAACACACTGGCCACAAACAAACGGTATCATGCAACGCAACCGTCGTATTGGTACATCATTAACAGGTATTGCATCATTTGCAGATCAAAAGGGTTTGCCAATTGTTCGTGAGTGGATGGATGAAGGATACAACAAGATTCGTCACTATGATCATCAGTATTCAGAATGGCTATGTGTTCGTGAATCAATTCGTGTAACAACAGTTAAGCCATCAGGATCAGTTTCAATTCTTTCTGGTGCAACTCCTGGAGTTCACTGGGGACCTGGAGGAAACTTCTTCCTTCGTGCAGTTAGATTTGGAAACACAGATCCAATGATGCACTTATTCAAAGCAGCAGGGTACACAATTGAAAACGATGTAGTATCAGCAAATACATCAGTAGTTTATTTTCCAATCAAATCAGGTCATCCAAGATCTGAAAAGGATGTAACCTTATTTGAAAAGATTGCACTTGCTGCAACAGCCCAAAAGTACTGGTCTGACAATGGAGTTTCTGTAACATTATCATTTGATAAGGAAACAGAGTCAAAGCACATTGTTCCAGCACTTAATATGTACGAGGGACAACTAAAGGCAGTTTCATTTCTTCCAATGGGAAACACAGTTTACCCACAACAGCCTTATACTCAGATCACAGAAGAGGAGTATAATAGTTATATAGGTAAGTTAAAGCATATTGACTTTAGTGCAATTTACGACGGAGTAGATAATCTAGAGGCTCAAGGTGAAGCATACTGTACAACAGATTATTGTGAGGTAAAGATACAATGAGTTCAGATTTAATAAAAATTTATCCAAACTTTATTAGTTCAGAACTTGCAGAAATCATATATGATTATTCAAAAAAAACAGATAGTTCTTTTTTTAAATATGAGCATATAGATTATTTTAAAATACAAACGTTTCAGGAAATTTCAAAAAATGATGTAAATGTAATAAGTTTATTGCAAAATGTTGCAAAAAAAACATACAGTCAAATAGTTGAAGACTATGAAGGACCATTTCAAGATTTTTTAGAAAGAAAGACACATATTTCAAAATTTGATATAGGTGCAGATATGCCAGCACATTTTGATACATCTAGACCAAATGATATTGCAACACTAATATATTTAAATGATAATTATGGTGGTGGAGAAATTTATTTCCCAGACCATGATATAGAGATTAAACCCAAGACTGGAGATATGATTGCTTTTCCAGATAACCCCTCTTTTATGCACGGTGTAAAAAAAATTACTGGCTTAAATAGATATGCACTTCCAAGATGGTTTACCCGCATAGTATGATAAAATAGACCTATAATGTCTATTCCATCAAATCTATATGCAGAAAAAGTGTTTGCCGAACACCCAACGGTTTTGTGGGCATTGGATGATAAAGCAGACTATATTTCTTTGATTAATGAAGAAGAAAGATCTGTTTTCAATTGGTCAGTAACTGGTGGGTCTTCGCAAGAGTTTGACTCCGTATACGATGAGCCTTTTACAGATAGTTCAATTACTAAACTTACTGGAGAGTTAAGCACTCAAGATTTTGGTGAAATAGTTTGCATAAGTGACAACTTAAGTAATTTTACAACACTAAATCCATACATGTCTACATTTTCTATTGGTGGTTATATAAATTCATTAAGTTCTTATATTGCTGGAATCGAAATAGGGTATGAGTACTACGATCCACTAAGTGGTGAAATAATTCAAAATTTAAAAAATTATAATACATCTATTTATGGAAAATGGATGTTTGTCTCAGAAACTTTTGAGATTCCAAATAAAAATACAACTTTTAGAATTGTGTTGAAGATAAAGTATATTAGTGGTTCTATTTCACAAAATGATTATGAATTTCTTGTTAATGGAATAACTCTTGGTCAATGGTCAGAAGAGTTTAATTCAACATCTTTAGGTGCTCAAAAAGTTTTAGTTCCTTCGGATATAGCAATTGATTCATCATATGCAATTGAGGCAAGGTCTTATGGTTTGTCAGATTCCCCTGGATACTATATGGTCTCTGACAATGCACTTGTTGCAAAAAATTCTGGGATTCCTTTAGTTTATGGATCTACAAGTACAACAATATTAAAAGAAAATGGAGATCTTCCATCTTTAATAATTCCTGGAAATGGTTTTTTAAATGAGGGTGGTAAATTTAAAGAACAAACGCTAGAGATGTGGCTCAGAATTAATTCAGATACAAGTGTTAAGAAAAGAATCTGTGGACCAATCTCATCTTTGGATGGAATTTATGTAGATGGCCCTTTCATAATTTTAAAGATTGATAATTATTATGGATCTCACTATATTGGTGAATGGGTAAGGCCAATGATTGTTCATGTTAGATTAACAAATAACTCGGCAAACCTTCTTATTAATGGAGAGCAGGTAATTTCATTAAACATGATAACTTCAGAACTTGCTTTACCAGATAAATATAATTCTGAAGGTAAAAATCAAGACTGGATTGGATTTTATGCATACGAAGATGTATCTCCAATTGAAGTAGACTGTGTTGCAATTTATCCTTATCAGGTTCCATCAATTGTTGCAAAACGAAGGTTTGTTTACGGTCAGGGCGTTGAGGTACCAGAAAATATTAATGCATCGTATAGTGGAACTTCTCTTTTTATTGACTATCCATTTTCAAATTATTCAAATAATTACTCTTATCCAGATATTGGTCGTTGGTCTCAAGCATCTATAGATAATCTAGTTACATCAAATAATGTGCTATCTCTTCCAGAATACAATTTGCCAACGATATTTTTTAATAATAAAACAACTGAACAGTGGTATGCAGCATGCAAAAATATACAAAATGAATCAAGCATGTTATTTAAATTAAGGCCAAATGCTGACTGGAACTCTACAAGCGGATATATTTTATTTGATAGTTTAGATGTTACAAATACTCCAATTAGATCTTTTTATGGAGTGTTTAAAGTTTTGGCTACACCGTCATCCCCACAATTATTGTTTAAGGTTGATGACCAGATTACTGGAAACTCTTTTGTTATTGAACTACAAACTACTTTGGAGTTAGAATACAAGATTGTTAAATCTTCTGGAGAAAAGTTTATATATGAAACTGTTTCAGTAAATATTGGTGAAGAGTTTATTTCGGGTATGGATATTAATACATTTTGTTCACATTATGGACAAGATGTTGCTAGTTTCTTCGGAAATAGATCAGGTCTTAAATTATATGTAGGTGGAGATACAACACTTTCTAAAATGTTTTTAGGAAACATATATAAGATCGGTTTTGCAACCGAAAGAAATTATTCTTTTATTTCTGAGTGCTTCAATGATTTTGGAACACCAACTAATTTTGAAAATGTGTTTAATACTTATAATCAATACATTGACTATGATGCTGGTCAGTATGTTGGTGCAAGTTCATATTTCTGGGATTATATTTTAGATGGTGGAAATATTAACTCATATCCAACTCAAAAATTAATAAATCATATAGCAAGTTATACTTTAAGCCCAAATAACTACTTTGATACTTTTGCATTAGATATAGATATAGATGGTTATTGGGAAGATCACATACCATTGTCATATTTTGCAAAATATGTTACAGATGCAAAAAATGAATCTTACTATGATCTAGATTTTATGCAGTTTAATATAAATTATCCAGCACCATCAAAGTTTGTAGAAGAGTCTCAGGTTGGTTCTTGGACATATGATGAACTTAATTCTGAATATCAGAATCCAATTCAGAGAACTTACGAATCTCTTGACAATCATCTTTTCACTGGTTATATAGATTATTCAGATTTAAAAAATAGATCTTCAAAAACATATAAGTATGATACCTCAAACTCATTAGTAAAATCTTATGTCAGTTTTCAGTATGTCTCAACAGGTGCAAATGCTAAAGACTCTTATTTTACAAATATAGAGTCACCATTGCAAAATGGAATTGTTGAGCCAGGAACATATCTTTTAGGTTATGATGATAACAACAATCCAATATATGATAATTTTATAAACACTAAATATGAAGTAGTTGATGGAATGTTATTATATCCACCAAGAGGAACTAATTTTAATGATCTTGCGGTAGTTGTTCATTTAAATTTTAAAGTGCGTGGAATTCTTAATAATCCAGTTAGAGTTAAAAGTTTGCAACTAGCATCACAGGCTTATAATGATGTGGCTCCAAATCCAATTGGAAGCAGGTTTGGTGTTCAGATTTATCCATATACAAAAACTGGTATTTACTATGATTATAAAAAGCCAAATCCATACACAATTTATAAGGGTAGTTCTCCATATTTATACCTTACAAAAAATTCTGGAATACAGGTAAAAGGTTCGTATGACCCATTAATAAATCGTGGACTATCAATTCAAATAAATCCAAATAAGTCTTCTAATTATAAAGTTATGGCTATGCAGGCAGCAATTAGATATGATCAAGACTTTTTCCCATATGCTCCAACACAAATTTTTGAGGTTGAGGGCAAAAATGATCTTATAAAGTTTTATATGGTGGCAAATCATCCAGATGGTAAAAGAGCAAAAATATATGCTGTTAATGCAAGAACTGGACAAATTGAAAACGGTATTGGGTTTTATTGGAATGGCAATCTTGTAAAAGAGCCAAACATAACTATAAGAGAATGGGGAATGCTGGGGGTATCATTTTCCAGTATTGTTAACTTTGATAACTACGCTGGATCAATTAAGATTAATGGTCCACTTCTTGTTAATCTTGTTTCTCATTATAAGTCTACAAACTTGCAGGAAGTTCAAAATATTACAGAAAGACCTTGGTTTAAGGTCAAGTATCTGGGTCCTTTAGAGTTAGAGTGGGACTACTGGAATTCAGCATATGTTTGGAATGGAGTACTTGTTTTATCAACAAAGTCCTACTATGGAGTAGATCCTTCTGATGTCTATAAGAGTTATGTTGGTACAAATAAAATAATTGTAGACGATACAAGAACATTTAGGTTAAACTCATATCAATATGAACTTTATACAGATATTGTGTGGCAGTCTCAAACATCAAACCCAGTATAATATGGTATACTTATGGTTATGAATCTTGAAAATCCAAAGAAAAAGCGTAAAGCACTGCCCAAGATGAAGGGGCAAGTAGGCGAATCTCGTGCAAAGATTATTGAAAAGCATTATGATTGGGGCCTATATGTTTACAAAAGGGCCAACGGAAAGTGGTTTACTGATGGAACTGGCTCCGTACTCAATATTGAGTCAATGAAGGGTGACATAACACAGATTGCAAAACTCCGTGATGCAGCAAAATATTACGGGGATGAAGGCGATGGAGAATGTATTTTTGTGCCAGGATTAACCAGAATTTCAGAAGAAGAATATTCAGAACAAAAACAAAGAATGGCAGAAGGATTAATTCCTTCTATGAATGATCTTGGCGCAGTTCAAGCAGCAAAAGATACTATTGCAAAGTATGGAAGTGATGATTAATGAGTGAAGACAAAGAATTTTTTATTAGAGCAAAAACAGATACTCCTCTTCCAGAAGATGATACTTTTTTAAAGCAAGATCCTTTTAACCAATCTTGGGATACAATCAAAGACCTCAAAGGACTTGATGCTAATTTTAAAAGAAGAACTTCTCGTATTTTAAAAACAGAAGCATCACAATCCTATATTGATAGTTCAAGAGCAGAAAGCACTGGAATTAATGGAGCAAGATCAAAAGAAATTAATCCAGGGGTAATTTTTCATAACGCTTATGGTTTATTTGATGTAATTACTCCACCTTGGAATTTATATGAACTTGCAAGTTTCTATGACACATCATTTGCTAACCACGCAGCAATTGATGCTAAGGTAGAAAACATTGTTGGTCTTGGATACGAGTTTAAGGTTTCAAAAAGAACTATGCTTAAATTAGAAGCATCAGAGCCAAAGACTTCTGAGAATGCAAGAAAAAGAATTGAAAGAGCAAAGATTGAACTAACTGACTGGCTTGAGTCTTTAAACGATGAAGATTCTTTTACAACAACTATGGAAAAAGTTTTTACTGATCTTCAGTCAACTGGTAATGCCTACCTTGAAGTTGGTAGAACTACTCGTGGAGAAATTGGATATGTTGGGCATATCCCTTCTACAACAATGCGTGTTCGCAGACTTCGTGATGGATTCGTTCAAGTTATTGCAAATAAAGTTGTTTACTTTCGTAACTTTGGAGCAACTAATGCAAACCCACTTGGAACAGATCTAAGACCAAATGAAATTATTCATTTCAAAGAATATTCACCACTAAACACTTTTTACGGGGTACCAGACATTATGTCTGCAATCGGATCACTGCACGGAGATCAACTTGCATCACAGTACAACATTGACTACTTCCAGAACAAAGCAACTCCAAGATATGTTGTAACTCTTAAGGGTGCAAAGTTATCTGCTGAAGCAGAAGACAAGATGTTTAGATTCTTACAAACAGGTTTAAAGGGGCAGAATCATAGAACTCTTTATATTCCATTACCAGGAGACTCTGATACTAATAAGGTAGAGTTTAAAATGGATCCAGTAGAAAACGGAATTCAGGAAGCATCATTTAAAGAATATAGAAAACAGAATAGGGATGATATTCTTGTTGCTCATCAAGTTCCTCTTTCTAAAATTGGTGGATCTGACTCTGCTGCAATAGCAGCAGCATTATCACAAGATCGCACATTTAAAGAGCAGGTTGCAAGACCAGCACAAAGAAACCTTGAAAAAATGATCAATAAAATTATTAAAGAAAAAACAGATATTTTAGAGTTTAAGTTTAATGAACTTACTCTAACAGATGAGATTGCACAATCACAGATTATTGAACGACTTGTCAAGACTCAGGTAATGCTTCCAAACGAAGGCAGAGAACTTCTTGGTCTTCCACAGATTGAGGGTGGCAACGAACCACTTCAACTTAAGCCAGAACAAGTCTCAACCGATAATTCAAACAGAGCAAGGGACACAGAAAGAACTAACAACCAGTCCGATAGCCCAGCCACAGTAAGTGGTCGTAATCCAAAGGGCGAAGGCAGAAAATTTGATGACATTATTTAAATGTCCAAATAGTGATACTTTAATAAAAAAGGGTATATAATATAATAACCATGAATATATCTAAAGCCCATTGGGATACTAAGGGCGACAGTGTTCGCCTATCCCTACCATTTGCAAAAGTAGACAAGGAAAGAAGAATTGTCTCAGGATTTGCATCTTTGGATAACCTTGATAAGCAAGATGACATCGTAACAGCCGAAGCATCAATGGATGCATTTGCAAAATTCCGAGGGAACATTAGAGAAATGCACCAGCCACTAGCAGTAGGCAAAATGGTTTCATTTAAAGAAGATAAGTATTTTGATCCAGAATCAAAAAAGTTTTACAGTGGAGTTTTTGTATCCGCATATGTTTCAAAGGGTGCACAAGACACTTGGGAAAAAGTTCTAGATGGAACTCTAACTGGTTTTTCAATTGGTGGAAAAATGAATAAATGGGATGATGCATATGATGAAAAATCAGATAAAACTATTAGAGTTATTAAGCAATATGATTTGGTAGAGTTGAGTCTTGTAGATTCCCCAGCAAATCAGTTTGCAAACATAATGTCAGTTGAAAAAGTTGATGGAATAGATGTTGTTAAAGGTGATGAAACAGTTTTAGAAAATGTTTTTTATGATAAAGAGTCTGGCATTGTTTTGTTGTCAGAAGAAGAAACCGTTATGAGTCCAGTCACTGGAACAGAAATGAAGAACATAGGTTTCGTTGAAAAAACAGATAGCGAAAAAATAAACATGATGAAATTCTTAGTAGATAGTGCTAAAGGCATTAATACTTCTAAGATTAACAAGGAGGAAAACCTTATGGCAAAATCAACAAAAAATACAGTTGAAGAGATCGTTGAGAAATCTGATATTGTAGTTGAAACAACAGAGGTCGCTCTCAAGGCAGACGCAAATATGGAAGAAGTTACAAAGGCTTCAACATGTCCAGATTGCGGAAAGGCTATGGACGCATGTGAATGTGATTCAAAGGCTGATGCAAAAGATGAAGATTCAACAGAAAAGGCTGCAAAGCCAAAGACTGATGAAGAAGAATCTGCTGCTATGGCTGCTGCTGAAACTCCAGCAGATGAAGAAGCAGAGGCTAAGAAAAAGCCTATGGCTCCTAAGTCAGATGAAGTAATTGAAGGATCAGTCAATGAAACAAATGACGGTCTTGAAAAAGCCTTTAGCGATCTAGTATTAACAGTTCAATCTTTGCAGGCAGAAGTAGAAATGCTTAAGTCTTCAAAGGTAGATATTGAAACAGCAAAACAGTCATTTGAAGCAGTTGCAAAAGATATTGCATCAGCAACAAATGTATTTAATGAATTTGGTAAGCGTGTGGAACTTGTAGAGCAAGACACTGCTTTCCGAAAGTCTGGCGATCTCGGCGAGATAGTACAGAATCAACCTGAAACGGTTGAAAAATCCCTATGGGGCGGTAGTTTCCTCAAAACAGCCGATCTATTCATTTAGAAAAAATCACAGGAGGTGACAATATGTCGGAACAAAATATAGAAAAGAACCAGCCAGGTACTTCAGGTAACCTAGGCGGAACAGCACCAGGACTCTATCAGGGTCAGGGAGCGTTCGCATCTGGATCAGATGCAGGTTCAAACACACCAGGTAATTACACCGATGGTGGTGTCTTGGGTAATATCCCAACAGCACTATCAGGAGTTAACTCTGGACCAAATGCAGTAAATCCTTCAGGTGAGGCTGGATCAGGTATCCTACGCCCAGAGCAAGCACGTCGTTTTATTGATTACGTGTGGGATGCAACCATTCTCGCTAAAGATGGCCGTCGTGTTACTATGAGAGCCAATACAATGGAACTCGAAAAGGTAAACGTCGGAGAGCGTGTTATTCGTGCAGCAGCGCAAGCAGTTGGCGACTACACAAACGCAGGTGCAACATTCTCAAAGGTTGAATTGACTACAAAGAAGATTCGTCTTGACTGGGAAGTATCTGCAGAAGCACTAGAAGATAACATCGAAGGTGCAGCACTAGAAGACCACATCGTACGTTTGATGACAAATGCTTTCGGTAATGATATCGAAGACCTTGCAATCAACGGTGACGCTGCAACAGGTAACTTCTTGTCAATCATGAACGGTTTCGTAAATCGTGTCAAGACTGAAGGAGATTCTCACGAAGCAGTTGTTACAGTTGCTAACGGAGGATGGACTCCAGAAGTTATGCAAAAGATTATTCTTGCAATGCCACGTAAGTATCGTGCACTCAAGAACAATCTAAAGTTCTACGCTGGTACAGATGTTTTCCAAGGTATCGTTAAGAATAACGGTACACTTGCTGATGCAATTGCAGAAGCATTTGGTTCACACGCAGGTGCTGCTGGAACTCCAGCAATGCGCCAATCATACCTAGACGGTAATGATCAGACATTCGGTGGAGCACGTACAACACGTGTTCTAGGAATTGACGTACAAGAAGTTCCATACTACCCTGCAGGATATGTCGATTTGACATTCCCACAGAACCGTGTATGGGGATTCCAGCGTGACATCACTGTAAACCGTGAATACAAGCCAAAGAAGGACACTGTAGAATATACAGTCTTCGTTCGCTTCGGTATTCAATGGGAAGAACAAGATGCTATCGCATGGGCTGACGCTGCAGCAGATGCATAATCTGTAAACAGTAAAAATTAGGGGGAGTAGGAGTTAATTCTCCTACTCCCCTTTATTACTTATAATGATATAATACTAACAAGGAGGAATTATGGAATACATGAATAATAATCCAATTGAAGAAGAGTCAGTGTTTGAAGCACCAGTTTTTGAAGCACCAGTTGTTACAGAGCCAGTTGCAGAACCTATTGAGGAAACTCCAGTTGTAGAAGAAGTACCAGTTGTAGATGCCCTTGAAGCCCCTGCATACGAGGCACCTGAAGAAGTTCAGGCTCTTGGATCAGTTGCAGATGGTATCATTGGAGCAACAACAGCGCCAAAAGAATCAAGAAAGCCTAGCAAGAAGTTACCTACTGAAAAGAAGGAAACAGTTGCTCTTTATTCAACTAAGAATGTTACCTGGTCAGAGGTAGGTAAGGTATACCGTGGCTACAACATTGTTGAAAAGGATGCAGCAGACAAGTGGCTTACACGCTCACATATTAGAGTTGCCACACCAGAAGAAGTTGCTAAGGAATTCGGTAAGTAATTCATGGAGGTTTTGAGAGTTCCACCTTATCCAATTTTAACTACATGGGATGTTCCATTAGCGAACACAGACTATGTTATTTATATTGAGGATTTGGTGGATCACTCAATCCAAACTTTGCCAACAACATCTAATGCAGACTCACAACTTCTATATGTAGTTCCTCAGTCGCAATTAGAGTTTGATAGAAAATTTTTATTTAAGGTCATAAATTTATCAGGAACTACTGTTTTAAATGATAACCTAGATATTATTAGACCATATATTAATGCAAACAAACTTGGAACAACTGCTTCTGAAATTGCAGAGTACAGGATGTTTGAACTAGTTTCAAGAGCAATAATTGATACAATAATTCCAAATGGATTTTATAATCATAAGCAAATTATACAGGCAGTAGGTCAAGGAACAGACTATTTCCCGCTATGGCATGATGCAAATAAAATACTAAAAGTTTATGAAAATAATGTTTTAGTTTATGACATTGAAGATCAAGAAAATAATATATATGATTTTGTAATAACTTTAGATAACTCTGCAATACAAAGAGTTGAGGCTGGTTCATTTAATAGATATGAGGCAGCAGCACCAAACCTACCAGTAGGTAGAGGAGATCTTGGATACTATGGATACAAGTCAATTGCTTTTCCACAAGGATATGATTATACATTTGTTGTATCAACTGGATATTTAACAATTCCATCGGATGTAGAATATGCAACAAAACTTTTAATAGAGGATATTAAATGTGGAAAGTTAGATTATTACAAGAGATATATTACAGCATACAATACAGATCAGTTTAGAATTCAGTTTGACAAATCAGTTTTTGATGGAACTGGCAATATGCTAGTAGATAAGATATTAGATAAGTATTCAAATAATATTCTTAAACCAGGGATAATTTAATGATATGCGAAGAGCCAGATTTTATTTTTCCTATGCAAGCAGACGTATATCATCCACTTGTTGAACAAGGGGCATATGGAGATGTTAAAAAAACATGGATACTGGATAGAACAATTGCTTGTTCTTTTGCATCAGCAGGGACGGCATTTAAAGAAGAGATGTCTCCAAATATAAACATTACACAAGACAAGATTCTTTTAGGAAGAACAAAGACAGACATAAGAATTTCTAGCCTAGAAGGAAGCAACTCTATAACAAATGTAATTATAACTAACATTAAAGATAAAAATTGCAATGAGATTTATACAGAAACTTCTGGGCCCCGAGCAGGAAAGTCTACTATTTTTGAAATAGCAACTCAGGATCCTTTTTCTGGTCCTTTTGGTAACGTAGAGTACTACAAGTTAGTAATCCGTCGCTCAGAAAATCAGGCGGTAGATGTATGAGAGTAACCTTTAACGACAAGATGTTTATGAAAGATTTAAATAATGTAATTGAATACTCCTATGGATTTCTAGAAGGCTTGCAATTGGGAAAGAAAGAACTATATTCAAATCTTGGTCCAGAAATTGTAGCCCTTGCATCAAAGTATGTAGATACAAACGCAAACATTACCCCACAACTGCTTCACCATGTTTATGAATGGAGTCAAACAGGAAGCCCAAAGGCAAGGTTGTTTGATATTGATTACACTATTAGTAATTTAGGATTAACATTTAACACTAAATTAAAGCAGTCTTCTTCTATTAAAGATGGATCAAGAGTCCCATTTTATGACAAAGCAAGAATAATGGAAAACGGAATTGGCGTAACAATTACCCCTAAGAAAGCATCTGCTTTGCGATTTGAAATTGATGGAGAAGTCATATACACAAAAAATGAAGTTTTTGTAGAAAACCCTGGTGGACAAACACAAGGACAGTTTGAAAAGGTAATTGATGAATTTTTTAGTATTTACTTTAAGCAATCATTTTTAAGAGTAAGCGGATTAGATAAATACTTTAGTAATCCATTAGTCTATAAGAAAAACATTAAGGCAGGTAAAAGAGGCGGTAGAAATGTTGGCAAGTCTACTGGAATTAAATGGGTAGCAAGTGCGGGGGTTAAGATAGCATGACTTACGGAGAAATATGGAAAGAAAGTTCTAGCGTATTAAATACACCAGTATTGTGGATTAACAAATATCTACAAGAAAAGGTTTCTGAAATATTTCAAGCAAACGATGGGAACTCAAAAGCAACATTCCCCTTTTTCCCATCAACCCCATCTACGATAGATGACCTAACGGAATACTTTGGAGAAAGCACACAAGGTGTTGCTGCTACCTGGGATAGGCTTGTTAAAATGAATAGAACTGGATTTCCTCATATAAAGTGTGAACAACTTATGTATTATTTTTATGCTTCAGGCTCTAGCCCAGTAGAAAAAATGATAACAATACAAGAGTCTGTTTTAAGATTGATGGATCGTTTTGATGAGACAGCAGAAGAAATAAATAATTGGGCGATGAATAAACAAATAAATGTTGGAACTCAGTCTGTTCCAATTCTTCTAGATAACCAGTTTTATTTTCACAACTTCAAGGTCTACCAACTACAAGAAACCCGTGACATTATTGATTTTGGAACAGCCAGAACCTTCGGCGGTAACAAGATAATTATAGACTATGACTATCACCAAATGAGTGGGCTTACAAACGCTTCTTGGTCACCAGAGCCTAAAAAGGCAGTCAAAGACATAATTTAAAAATAAAAAAGGCTGTTATACTTGTACTTGAGGAAACAAGCCCTTTAATCTAATAAGAAAAAAGAGGTGAAATATATGGCATATACACGTGGTAGTTCAAACGATATTATCGTTGGAGCAGCAGCACTCTTCACATACGAAGATGGCGCACTTGCAGACGCAGACATGCCAGCATACGTAGCAGGCGACTCATACAAGGATACCCTTGCAGATGACGCAGACTTCCGTAATGTTGGATACACAATGAATGGTTTGGAAATTCAATTCCAGCCAGATTTCGGTGAAGTAGCAGTAGACCAGGTACTTGACGTTGCTAAGTTATTTAAGCAAGGCATGCAGGTAAACCTAAATACTACATTCGCAGAATCAACACTAGAGAATCTCCTGTTTTCATTAGCAGGAAAGAATGAGGATCTAGCAACAGTTTCATCAAACCCAACCCTTAGACTTTCAGCAGGCGACATCGGAGATGTCCCAGTTGAGCGTGGTTTAATTGCAGTTGGTCCAGGAACTGGAAACGCCGCACTAAACGTAGAGCGTGTTTACGTTGCATACCGTGCACTTTCAATTGAAAATGTTACAGTAGCAGCAAAGAGAGACGAAGCGACAATGTTCGAAGTATCATTCCGTCTTCTTCCAAATGATAATGCATCATACGGTAAGATCGTAGATCGTACTGTTAGCGCATAATAATCATTAAATAAAAACTTAATAATACAGGGTTGCCCTTGCTCATTAACTTGAGCGGGGCAATTTTGTTTTTGGTATACTATATGAATGGCTACAGAAGTATATGAAAGCGACTACCTAACTCTTATAGATGGCACAGAGTTGTTTATTACACCATTAAAAATAAAATATCTAAGACAGTTTATGGTTGCTTTTGAGTATGTCAAATCAGCAAAAGATGATGATGGTGCAATCGATGCTTTAGTTGAGTGTGCTCGAATATGTATGAAACAGTATTACCCAAAAATTTCGTTATCAAAAGAACTAGTCGAGGATAGTTTTACATTAAAAGACATCTATCATCTTTTAGATATTGCAGCGGGAATTAAAGTAAATGAAAAATCCGAAGAGCCAGTAAAAAAACAAGCAACAGATAGTGGATCAACTTGGGAAACACTAGACTTGGCAAAACTTGAAGCAGAGGCGTTTCTGCTTGGCATTTGGAAAGACTACGAAGAACTTGAATGCTCTATGTCTATGCCAGAAATAATGTCAACTCTTTCAATCAAAAGAGAATTAGACTATGCAGAAAAAAAATTCCTTGCAGCAATGCAGGGTGTTGACCTAGACAAACAGTCTGGGAAAAAAAATGAATGGGAAGAACTAAAGGCTAGAGTTTATAGCAATGGGGAAGCAAGAAACTCAAGTGATATTTTGGCACTGCAAGGAGTCAATGCACAAAAGGCTGGATTTGGAATTGGAATGGGCCTAACTTACGAAAAAATTGACTAATTCATAGGCTTGTCTATGATATAATTAACTAACTAACACAGGAGGAATAATGGCTGAAAAAGCAAATAGCAAAACAGTTACACTGATAGATGGCACAACACTAAATGTTCGACCACTAAAAATTTCACTACTACGTCCGTTTGTAAAAAGATTTGGGGATCTAGCACTTGTTGCAGATGACAATGATAAATCTATGGACGTTCTACTTGATTGCGTCTTAATTGCAATGAAGCAGTATAAACCAGAACTTTCAGAAAGCAAAGAAGCACTAGAGGATCTTTTGGATCTTCCAACAGTCTACGAAATCATCGAGGCTGCATCAGGAAGCGATTCTGCTACAAGTAACAACTTGATGGCATCAATCAGCAAGTAATTGGTAAAGGGGTGTTATGAAAATTGTCAGACGTAAATGCTAATATAGGCATAAATTTTAATACGGCTGACGCCTTAGCACAACTTAGAACTTTACAGTCTGGACTAAGTAGGTTTCATCAAAGCCTTGCAGAAGGAAACCTTGCTGCCTCTAATGCACAAAAGGGATTAAATGCACAACTAATTCAGTCAATTAATGCGACTGGAAAATTTTCTGCATCTCAGGTAAAAGTAGCAACTAGTACACAAGCCTTCACAACAGCACTTGAAAAAAATCAGTTAAGCCTTGGTCAGTATTTTAGATACACGGCTGCTGCTGCAACTGCAAACACAAAGACTCTTACGAGTATGTTTGCACAGGAAAGAGAAATACTTAATCGTGCACGTAGAGATAGAGTAAAGGCTTTACAGTCTCAATACATTCAATTGCAAAAAGCCAACGGTGGCTTTGTAGATGCAATAAAAATAATGCCAAAATCTTTAACTATGGCAAATGGACAATTTACTGAACTCGGAACAAGGATTCAATATGCTGCACAAAGACAGCAATTCTTAAATCAATTACTAAGGCAAGGATCAACACAACTTCTAAACTTTGGTAAGAATACTCAATGGGCTGGTCGTCAGTTGATGGTTGGACTTACTATTCCACTTGGAATGCTTGGTTCATATGCTGCACGGGCATTTAAAGAGATGGAAGCAGCAACCGTAAAGTTCAAACGTGTATATGGAGATGCTTTTACTGATAGTAGAACAACAGACATCGCAGTTGAAAATATTAAACGAATTGGTATGGAATATACCAAGTTTGGTATTGCTGTCAAAGATACAATGGATATGGCAGCAACCGCTGCAGCAGCAGGTTTTTCAGGCACAGCATTAGATGCACAGGTAAAACAAGCCAACAAACTTGCAGTCCTTGGTCAAGTTGAACAGCAGCAAGCGCTTGAAACAACTATATCTTTACAAAATGCTTTTGGAATTTCTTCAGAAGACCTTGCAAAGAAAATTGATTTCCTTAACGCAGTTGAAAACCAAACAGTCCTTTCTATTGAAGATTTAACAATTGCAATTCCTAAAGCAGCACCAGTTGTAAAGCAACTTGGTGGAAATGTAGAAGACCTAGCCTTTTTCATGACTGCAATGAAAGAAGGTGGAATTAATGCATCAGAAGGTGCAAATGCTCTAAAGTCTGGTCTTGCTTCTATGATTAACCCAACAAAGAAAACTTCAGAGATGCTTGCTGAAATGGGAATTAATATCAAGGGTGTTGTTGAAGCAAATAAAGGGGATCTAAAGGGCACTGTTGTTGGATTTGCAAGAGCACTGGATGAGTTAGATCCACTAAACCGTGCAAGAGCAATTGAGCAATTATTTGGTAAGTTTCAGTTTTCAAGAATATCAACATTATTTCAAAACGTAGTAAAAGAAGGAAGCCAAGCCTCAAGAGCACTGCAACTATCGGGTGCTTCACTTGAAGAGTTAGCAATTATCTCTGAGCGAGAAATGGGCAAGATTGAAGATGCCGTTGGAGTTAAGTTTCAAGCAGCAGTAGAACAATTCAAGCAAACTATTATGCCAATAGGAAAACAATTTCTAGAAGCATTAACACCAGTTGTTAAGTTTATTGGTAAACTGTTTGAAAAGTTTAATGATCTATCTGATGGAACTAAAAAGTTTGTAACAATACTTACAGCAGTGGTTGCTGGAATTGGTCCAATATTTTTAATGACATTTGGTTTGCTTGCTAATGGTCTTGCAAACCTAATTAAATTGTTTGCAACCATCAGAGGTGGAATTGCAAAACTTAATGGACAAAATAAAATGCTTGGTGGCGGATTTGACTATCTAACACAGCAAGAAATTGAGAATGTTGCATCATCAAATGCTCTACACGGATCTCATGAAAGACTTATTCAAGTATTTAATGTTGAAAATGTTGCACTTCAAAAATTAGCAAACTCATATGCAAATGCAGCCTCACAAGCCAGAGCCCTTGCAACATCTTCCCCTGGACTATTTGCATCACCAGGTGCTGGTGCAGCAGTTGCAAAATTACCTGGCGGACAAGGTAGACCAGTTAGACGATATGCAGAAGGAGTTTTGCAAGTACCTGGTCCAAAAGGTGCAGGGGATATACAGCCAGCATTCCTTGCTCCAGGAGAAGCAGTTATACCAGCAGATGTAACTGCAAAAAATATTGGATTCCTACATGCAATGATGGAAGGGAAAACTCCTGGATATATGGCAGGAAAGATACCAGCAAGACCATCATTTCATGCAAAGCCTGATGAATTACAATCAGGAGCAAAGTTTGTCGGAATGCCAAAATCTATTGGCCAAGTAACACAGTCAAGACAAATAGCAGACCGCATTGCAGAATCAGTTACAAAGAGCCAATTTGGAAAAGTTCCCCCAACAGATTTTGGAACACTGCTTCAAGGAACCTCTGGAAGAAGTTTTCCTATTCCAAACGTTGGTGGAATTTATAGAAAACCAAATGGAGAAGTAGTATTTGTTAAGCCTGCAGTAGATGCAACCTCAGCATTAGCAGAGCAACGTGCAACAATAATTGCAAGAGATGTACACGGATTAAAAGCACCAAATCAAACAATCAAGACAATGTTAGACCCAACAGATGCAACTGGTAAGAGAAAGTTAATTGTACTTGAATCACCATACGATCCTAAGTTAGCAGAAGCAAGTGGTAAGTTTACAAAGAAGCAGATGGTTACTCAACTTGTTGCATCTCTTCTTCGTGGAGATAAAGATTTGTCTAAGTCTAATGTTTTTGGAAATACGTTAGCAGACGTTGGCCCAGCAGGAGTATTTAGTAGAGCATCTGGATTTAGAGATATTCAATCCGCAATGCCTTCAATGAAAGATCAGGCAATGATTAATCTTCTTGGAGTTAAGGGTGGAGCAAGAAAAGATTTTGCTTTATCTACTGCAGACATAGCAAAAAAGATGACACCACAAGAGTACAACTCTGCAATTAGCGCAGAGATTGCAAAGGTGCTACCAAAACTTAAAAAAACTGTTGCTGGAATGAACCTATCTCCTGCAGATGCTGCTCCTTACAGTGCAATGATTGCACGACTAGAGGCTGGTCAAAAAACAGATTGGTCTTCATTCCAAAAAATACATGCTGCTGCTGGCTCACCAGTTAAAAAATTAATGGCAGGATTTATTCCAGAACTTTCAGTATCACAAAGATCACAGTCACAAGTTGAAATGCAAAAGTTTTTTGATTGGGCAGATAAGCAAGTAGAGTCTTCAAACCTAGATGGAACATTTAAAGATAGATGGAAGAAGTCTACTGGTCCAGCGTTTAGACAAAGCCTAATGGAAAAAATGATTTATGATCCAAACAGTAAAACATTTTGGACAAACATGGGTGGAACAAATGGAGTTAATCTTGAAAGAATGCAAGAAAGATTTAACTACAGATTCGGTATTGCACCTGATGCACAAACTGGAAAGTATGTAAAATCAAACCTATTTAATATTAGTAAGTTTTTAAGTAATGTAACCTCTGGTGGACAGTCAAAGCGTGGTGGAGATATTGGAGCAAATAATCCAAAAGCAAAAAAAGTTTGGGATGAAATAAAAGTAGCAGCAGCAAATCCAGGCGGAGTTAAGTCAGATAAAACAATTAGAAAGTATACAGACTTCCTTGCTAATATGAAAGACGGAGCAGGAAATGAAACGCAATTAGCAAAAGACCTAAAGTCTAACTCTCCATTAGTAAGAAAATCTGCAATGGAATCAGTTGATAAAATGTTTAGACTTGATGCTTCACACGCTCAAGCAGTAAGAGTGTATGATAGTTTAGAGGATGCACAAGCAGGAAAGTCTAGACCAGCATCAAAATCAGAAAAATATTCTCTTGGTCAAATGGGTCCAGACTATAGAGTTATAAATGAATTTGTTAAAACAAACGACCCAGGAAATAAATCTAGATTTGAAAAAATATTAGAGTGGAATAATAAAAATGGAAACCCTCTTGCAATTGATGGCACACAAAACAGAAATCTTCAGTCTGCAATTCAGTCAATTATTAGAGAAGAAAACCATCCGTTTGATCCACAAAATCAAAAACATGTAAAGGCTCTTGCAGAACTTGAAATAAAAGCAAGAGATTTAATGACAGTTGATCCATCTAAAGCAAAAGGCTTATCGTTTTTAAGTAAATCTTCTAGTGCATACATAAATGCAAGACTTACAGACAACATTATGTCTGATAGAATTTCAGACTCTAATTGGTTTAAGAGAATGAATGAAAATAAGATGTTTATGAATACATCTGTTCTTGATGATAAAGGTAGACCAGTACGAGGCGCACTAGAAACAGTTAGAAAGTCTGAGTATTACTTTGATTCAAAGACTGGTAGATTTATACCTTACACAGGACAAAACACTTCTGCTGTTGCAACTGGCAGAGTGACTGGAAAAGGAACAGAAACAAGAACTCCAAACGCTAGTAAAACTGGTGGGCAGCCAACTGCAACAAGATCTCAGGCAAGAGCATTTGCTGTAAGACGTGACGCAGGTGACCCAAGATTCAAAGGACTTGGAACAGATTCTCCATTAAGCAAGAACGCACAAGGAAGAATTACAAATGCTATGCAAGAGCAGGCACGTTTGTTAAAGTTAAGAAATAACTTGTCAGCAAAAGAAATAGATCAAGCACTATCTCAATATAGAAGAAGGCTTATACTTGCAGAAAGAGAAAAGGCACATGCTAATGCACAAGCGCTACGAATGCGTGAGCAGTCAAAGATTGATTCTGAAAGAGTTGTAAATTCTAAGGCTCTAGCAAAGCAAGAGCGAGCACAAAGGCAAATGGCTCGTCAAGAAAAGGTAGGAAGATACTCTGGAGGAACATCTGCAGCCCTAGGCGGAGTTGCAATGGGTGCAATGATGATGGGGGCCGACGCTAAGGTCACTGGAGGCCTATTTGGGGCCTCTGCACTGGCTGGTATGGCTCCAATGCTAACTAACCCATATGTTGCTGCTGGAACGGCTGTACTGGCTCTTGCTGGGTCTGTATTGCTTGCAGAAAAGGCCAATAGATCAGCAGCAGAAAAAATATCAAGATTTACAGATGCAACATCTGCAACAACTGAAAAAATGAAGTCTATTGGAGAACTTACTGGAAAAGTCGGTGCTTCAGAACTATATGCACGAAAGAGATCTACATCGGTATCTGATAGATATACAACTGGATTTGAAAGAGGAAAGCAACAGTTTGGTGCAACCTTTGTAGAGTCAGAAACTGGTAAATCAATTGTAGAGTCATTTACAAAAGACATGGTGACTGGTGGAAATAATGCTGTTAAGAAAATATCTTTGCAACTTGCTGCTTATGTTTCAGATGGAATAATGAGTGCAGAACAAGCCCATTCAGTTGCAAGTCAAATTGGAATTAATTTAAACAATCAAACTGTAACCTCTCAGATAAGTGGTGAGATTATTTCACTTATTGGTCCAAGTGGTGTAGATCTACTTAAAGATCCACTAACTGTAAGAATGAATTTAGTGCAAGAACAAATTTCTAACACATCAATGAGCACAGAAGATTATGCCTCTGCTGGAGTTCCAATATTTGATGTAGGGTCTCAGGATGATATTCAAGAGGCTATATCTAATTATTTTGATGACTACATTGCTCTGTTTACAGAAACTGGACCAGAAAAAATTGGAGCAGCATTAGGTTCATCGTTTGCTCAATCTTTTGAGTTTAATCAATCTCAGGCAGATTCATTTGCTAAGTACTATGATGATCAGATAGCAATATTACAAAAACAAAAGTTACAAACATCTGAACTTTCAAAGCAAGAGGTTATAACAGGTAAAATTCGTAAATTAGAAGAAAAAAGAGATGCTGGTTTACAAGATTTTAAGAAAAACAATCAAACAATATTAGATAACGCAGGTAAGGCTGTTGGTGCACTACAAAATAGCACACCAGGACTAAGCGCACTTAAAACAGCATCACGAACACAATTATTAGACAAGTACAAGGGTGGGCCAGAAGAGTTGGCATCGGTTGTTCTTGCAGAAAAAACCAAAAAGTTAAACACAGATCTAGAGATAAAGATTAATGCTGTAGCAGGAAGTGGAATTGTCGGTCCAGACGCATTAAGTCAAATGGTTGATATGTTTGGAACAGATGCAAAGGGACAAGCAGCAATCCAAAGAAACCTAGATTTGGCAATCACAAAGCAGGACCCAGGAAAAGTTCAACAATTACTTCTACAACTTGGAACATTTAAAAGTCCAAAAACAAGTAGAAAAATTTTTGTTGCATTAATGAAAAAGGATCCAGCACAGTTTGACAAACTTGCATCAACAATTGCACTTATGCAAAAGATGGATACTAAGGAAATTAACCTAGAGGCATTTTTTGAATCGGAAGACGCTGAAACAAAACTAATAGACCTTCAGGAAAAACTTGAAAAAATTGAAAAAATGCCAACCCCAATTACTAAAGAGGCAATTGCTCTTGTTAATACTGATGGAAATTCAAAAACTAAAGATATGACCGCCCTGCTTGCTATCTGGGATCAATGGGGTAACTTGCCAGACGAAACAAAGAAGACTGTAATTCAAGAATACGTTGCAATATATTCAACGATTGATGATCAGGCAGCAATTACAAGTATAAAAACCAAAAATCCAAGAGCAAGAAGAATTACAAAAGCACAGATTGATGCTGAAAAAGGAAGAATGGCAGCAGAAAGAACAATGCAGGTTGTTAAACAAGATATTGCGTCTAAGGCTGCTAGTAATCTTGAACAGGAACAAAAAAATGGTTCAAAGAAGGCTGACCCAATAAATGATATTCTTGCAAGACTTAAGCAGGTAAGGCTTGCATCTTTAGATGCCACAAAGGGGATTGCAGAATTATTTAAAGCAGTTGGAGACGGTAAAAAGGTAAAGGGTGTAATTGGTGATGTATTTAATGGCATGCAGCAACAACTTCTTAAGAAGGGTTCAAACCAACAGTTTATTGATTTCCTAACTTCTATGATTGGTGATCCTGCAGAATTAGCCAAGTATATGAGGACTGCTACAAAGGCAACTAGCGGTCCATATAAGGGCAAGGTGGTTGATCCATTTAATCCTAAAAATGTTCTTAAGGGTGGTAAGGTTGGGGATGTTGTTTTATCTGAATCAGGCAAGGCAGCCCAAGCAGGAATAACTAAAGCCGTAGGCGGTGACTATAATTTAGCACAACTTAAATCAATAACAAATGATAAAGACCGTGCTAAGGTTATGGAAAGAATTGCAACTCTTGCAAAAACAAACAACAAGTTTGTTATTGATAACCACACACTTCAGAATATTCTTAATGATGAATACTATGTAACCGAACTTGCTGCAGGCAGAATTACCGATGCTGAATTTGAAACAAACACTCTCCTTGCAAAACAAGCAGAACTTAGAGAAAGAATTAATGGTATTGTCTCAGAAGGGTTGTCTGCAAAACAAGAATTGGCAGATAAGGGCAGAGTTGGAGAACTTCTTAAGTTTATGACGGAGACAACAGATCTTCCTAAGTTATCTTCTGGTGCTTTGCTTGATATGATTAAAGATCCAAATCAATTATCTGCTGCAATCGCTGCCATGGATATGTATAAGAGTGGAATTGAAAAGGTACCTGCAAGTTTGCAGAATGTTGTAGATGGACTTAATAATGTTCAAAAGAATGCAAAGATTCAAGGATATATAAATTTTGCATCTCAAACAGTCCCAGAAAAAATTTCTCAAGGTGCTGCTGCAGCACAGAATGTTCTTAGTGTTAAAGCAAGACTAAGAGAAAAAATGAATATTTCTGAATTAAGAAAATATGGCACAAAAGCAAATCCTAATATGGGAGAAAATGCATATCAGGCTGCTGTAAAAGCAACAGGTGGCACAGCAATAACTGGTGGCGGAAAGAGTTTAAGTCAAATTCAAGTTGCTCGTCAAGGCCTTGGATCCCAAATGAACCTAGTTCAAGCAAGAGCAAATCAAATACAAAAAGACATTTCTGCAAAAGAAGATGAATTGAACAAGGCAATTGAAGATAAGAATAAATATTATAATAAATTAATTGATACCGAAAAGGATTCTATTGAAGCAAATGAATCAAAACTTAAAAAAGAGTTTACAGATTTAATTGATAAAAAACAAACAGAATCAAACAAGTTAAGCAATGATCTTGCTATAATCAATCATCAAGAAGAAGAAATAAACAAAGTCTATGATGAAAGAATTAAGGCTTTAAATGAGACCCAGCAAATAAATCAAAGACTTATTGCTCAACAACAAACACAGTTGGGTCTTGCAGATGCTCTTACACAGGGAGATATTTCAGCAGCAGCAAAGGCTGCTCAAGAAATGCGATCACAAAATGCTGCAGCATATGCAGAAGACACTACAAATGCTTTAACACAGGCAAGAGATAATCAGATAAAGGGTCTTAAGGGTTCAGAGTCAGGAATGACTAAGGATCAAATTGCTGAAAGACAATATAAAATATCCCAAGAAATTTATAAGATTGAAACAGACCCTAAGAGACTTGAACTTGTTAAAGCAATTGAGACATCACAAGAAAAAATTACGCAGTATGAAAAAGATAGATCAACTGCAATTGATGCAATAAATCTTAAGTATGAAAAAGAACTTGCAGATCTTAATACAGCACTAACATCGCAAACAAGTATTTTAGATAAATTAGAAAAAGAAGATGCAGAACTTGCTTCCCAAGAAGCAGAATTACTTCTTATTCTTGATAGTCTAACAAGTATGGATGATCTTGCTGGTAAAACACTACAAGATTTTGAAGATATGGTTCTTAAGGCAGAAGCAATGGCTACTGCACTAGAAGAAGATATCGTTAAAGCAATGATGGCAATCGAGGAAGACTCTGCAAGTGCTTCTGGTTCTTGGACAAATATTGTAGATAAAATTAATGCCCTTCCCGATTCGATTACTATTAAAAGCATTATTGATGAAGTGAGAAACATAACCGAAAATATTACAAGATATATAACAACTATTACAACTGGTGGTGGCTCAAGTTCAAGTTCATCAAGTAGTTCAAGTAGTTCAAAGGTTGGTCAAGGTAAAGATGACGGAAACGGATCTTCTCTTGGTTTTTATAATTCTTTAGGCTCAGATGGAGAAAAGGGAAGTACTGCAGCAGAAAACGCAGCAGCAGATGCACAAGCCAAAGCAGATGCAGCCTCAGCAAGACTAAATAATTGGTTTTGGGAAAGAGACTCTTCTGGTGGATTAATTAAGCCAAGACGATTTGCTATAGGTGGACCAGTAATAGGTACAGACATTATTCCAGCAATGCTTACTCCAGGAGAATTTGTAATGAGTAAATATGCTGTAGATACACACGGCATTGATAAAATGAAGGCTATTAATTCTGGATCAGATGCATCTTCTTCAGTGTATAATTATGAGTTAACAGTTAATGTTAGATCAGATGCAAGTCCAAGCGATATTGCAAATACAGTAATGACTAAGATTAAGCAGGTTGATTCTATGAGGATAAGAGGTAATAAACTATAATGGCTACTAACCCAACTGCTGCTGCCTATATGTCTGGTAGAAGAAAATATCAAAGACCACAAGCAATGTTATGGTCAGAAAACTCTGGCACACTAGTTAATGGTGTTTATGTTCCAAATGGCTATGAGGTTGGATCAACAACTGGATCAGAAACAGACGAATCCACATTTAATCAATTTTTAATTCTTTCAGATGATAATAGACAGCCGATTGATTTTAAACCAACCAGAATTGAAAAGCGTGAAAGAATGATTAATGGCAGAATGCGTTCTTATCATGTTGCAGACAAGTTGACAATTTCTACTAGTTGGAGTATGCTTCCTTCTAGATCTTTTGCACTTGCTCCAGAATTTAATCCATCAAATGGAAAGGCATTAGTAAAAGAAAAGAACTCTTTAGAATATACTTCTGATGGTGGTGCTGGTGGAGTTGAACTACTTGATTGGTATGAAAACCATCAGGGATCTTTTTGGGTATATCTAGCATATGATAAATATTCAAATTTTGGAAAAGATGATACAGACTATGGACATCTTGGACAATATAATCAATTAGTTGAAATGTTTTTTAGTGATTTTTCTTATAGCGTACAAAAGCGTGGCGGAAGTAATTATGATTTTTGGGATATCTCAGTAACCCTGGAAGAGGCATAGAATGTTTCAAAATGATGAATTAAAAAATCATCTTCAAACATCTTCAGTTATTAGAACTAACTCTGCTGTAATTGCTGAGTGGAATATGAACATACCAGAAAATATTCAAAAGATTGGCAACTATAGATATAGACCAACACAAGATAGTTCTGTATACAAAAATATTATATCTAGTTTTAATGATGGAGAAGACAAAAATACACAGGTCCCGTTTTATTATGGAGCAACAGATGCTGATGTAACAATTGATGGTGGAATGGACGATATCAATCAGCCAACATTACTAACTTCTAGAAAAGAATATATTAAACTTCTCTATTCACTAGAAAACTGTTTTTATAAGTTTAGACCAAGATCAGGTATTAATAAGGCTTCTTATTTTTCAAACTCATATATTCACAATGCTAATTCAGATATGGCAAAAAGACCAAGATATTATATGCCAGATAAAGGCGATTATTTTAAATATTGGACATCTTATAGAACTGAAAATGGTTCTGAGTACGGTGTTGCAAATAAAACCTTAAATGGCCAATACTTCATTGAGGATACAGCACCATTTGTTGTTTATAAAAATAAAATTCCAGTAAATAGAGTTGTAGTAAAAATGCAAACACATATTGGCTCTGTTGACCTTGGGCCATTTTCAACATCTTCTAAATCATTCTCAGACCCATTCTATGGTGATGCAAATAAAAAGACACCAGTTAAATGGAAGATTCAAGCACTTAAAAATAATAACTGGGTTGACATAAAGAAATTTGATGCAAGCACAAGAAGAAAAAATGGTACACCAATAATTGGTTCAGATGGATACGTAGAACTAGCATATGGATTAATTGTTCCAGATAAATATCAAGATACCTTTATTAGAGCAGAAGAACATGCTACAACATCAACTTTACCAGAAACATCAATAAATGGTTATGCATATTTAGTTAAAGAAAATGAAGATTCTTTAGGCACGTATCATATTTGGGTATCAGATAAGTATGAGACCTTTGTTCCAACATATGGCTGGTATGTAAGTGAAGAAACAGTAGATAGATTAACTAACTTTGTTACAGATACAACATCTCCAATTCAGTACTCAAATGCATCTGATGGTTTGCCAATGTATAGAGAGTTTGATTATATTAATGGCTTAAGAATTGTTGTTGATACAATGACAAGGGCTGACTCAACTTTTGATCTAATTGAACTATCACCAAGATTAGTTGTAGATTTATCAGGAAAGACAGTTGATTTTTCAATAACAAAAACAGCATCTGATTTAGGATCTTCTGGCCTTCCAGTTGGTCAATTGCTTGCATCAAATGGAACCCTAAAACTATTTGACTACGATCAAGCATTTAATCCAAATAATAACAACAGTATTATTAAAAACTATATAACTAAAAATATACAAGTTAAGTTTTATGAAATAATTATGAATGTAAATGGGTATGATTATTTTGTTCCAATTAAGACAATGTATACAGAAGGTTTTCCAGAGTCAAACAATGAAACAAGACAAGTTTCTTTAAAATTAAGAGATCTATTCTTTTACCTAGAATCAATCAATGCCCCACAACTGCTAGTTACAAATGTGTCTCTTAGTTATGCAGTCTCAACACTTTTAGATTCAATTGGTTTTACCAACTATTCATTTAAAAGAGTAGATGATGAAGTTGATCAGATTATTCCATACTTCTTTATTCCGCCAGACACTAGCGTTGCTGAACTATTAAATCAATTAGCGATATCAACACAGACAGCAATGTTCTTTGATGAATATAATAATTTTGTAATGATGAGTAAAAATTACATTCTTCCAAAAGAGTCAGAAAGAGAAACTGATTTTGAATTTTATGGTACCAAAGATTTTATTGAAGAAGGTGCAATTAATAACAAAACTACCAATGAAAAACTTGCAAACATAATTTCTATCAACTCTCAAAATAATGAAATTTTTAATGATGGAAGCATTAACTATAAAACAAGATACATTCAAAAGACATATGGATCAATTAGGCAAGCAAGTATTGTTGATCAGGAAAAAACATGGATATACAAACCAGTATTATTATGGGAAGTTGCTGGGGACGATAACACAAAGTCTATCAATGATCAAGCAAATAAGCAGTCTAGTTATGTTTTGGGTGCTATACCGCTTAACTCTGATTTATCCGATACACTTCCAAGCGTTTCTAATAATATAATGATTAATAATACAATGGATTTAGGAGAGGGCATTTATTGGCTTTCAAGATACAATGGATATTTTTATGCAAATGGAGAAATCATAAAATATGATGCAGTTCAGTATAGTGTCAGCGGTATTGGCAATGTATGGATTACAAGTGTAACTGATTATCAAAACTATTTTTCCAAACTAAGTCATAATGGAAAGATCTATCCAACAGGATTGGTGAGAATTTATTCATATCCAAATTATCAAACTATAAATGGAATCACTAAATTAAAAAATGGAGAAGTAGCAAAGCACGGTAGAGGTCAGTTTGGCACAAGTGTTCTAAAGCACAATGCTGGTTTAAATTCATACTGGTCCGATAATGCAAATGTTCGTGGCTGCTCAATGAAGTCTGATTATTTGTTTAGTCTTGCAAGTAAAACTGAAGCAGATGCAAAGATTTCACTTTTAACATTAGACAATCTTGCAGCAGGAGTTAGCAATGATTTGGCAACTCAATCCAATAGATCAGGAATTATGAAAAATTTCTTGTCTCAATATTATGGCACAGAAAAAGATTTTAATAAACTTAAAACAACTCAAACTGGAACAATCCAGTCGTCTGCATTTATTTTAAATGGTCCATCTTTTACAACTACTCAAAAGGGCATTGACTTTATTTCGTATGTACATAAACCATTGACAGACTCATTTAAACATTTTGGTACAAGAATGAGAATTGTTGGTAAAATTGAAAATAACCAGAACCGTGGTCAGACTCCAATTGGTAGTGATACATACTTTGTGGTAACTGGTAATTCTCCAGATCAAAATATTAATATTAGTGCTGGTTCGGGCGGATTAGCCGTTATGCTAAATCCAACAACAAATGTTGGATACTATTTTGAAATTTTAGCACTAACAGAAAATAACGTCAGTAGTTATAATAAATCTGCTGAAAATCTTCACAATGTAATCTTTTATAAGATAAAGCGTGACTCTGCCACATCCGATGCTATACCAGTTAAACTTTGGGGTGGTCTTGCAAGCATAACAGTTGACGATGGAAAGTTTACTGGTCAATACAGAATGGTTGGCGAGCAAAATCCAACGGTATATGATTTAGCAGTTGAGTATAGAAATATTGGAAACAGTAGAAGGTTCTACTTATATATAAACAACAAACTTGTTGCAACTGTTGACGATACTTCTCCTTTGCCAGTATATAACAATATGGCTATGTTTGTAAGAGGATCTGCAAGATGTATGTTTGAAAATATCTACGCATTAACAAATAATTATAGTCAAAATACAACCTTTGCTCTTGATACACCAGTTATGTCAGCGATTAATGATTCTGAGATAGATGCAAATGAATCATTCAGAAAATATGCAATGAGTGGTATTGTTCAATCAACCTATTTATCTGGTATTAATCCGTCTCAGCCACCACAATATAATATGTACTTTGAAGAATTTGGTACCATTATGAGAGAAGCAGCATACTTTAATATTCGTTATGACAAGGCCTATCCAGCATTATATGCAAAACTGTCTCCAACATTTAATAAGGTTAAGGGGTATACAGTATCTGGATTTAGAGCAGGATCTTATGGAGCAGAATTTTTAATATTCAATGCAACAGATACCGCACTAAGCCTAGATGAGACAACTGGCAATTACTTAAGAATTCAAGGTATAACTTTTACACAAGAGTCACAACACCAATTGACAATGGATGAGTATTTTAATAAAAATAGTGATTTTTCAAATCCTCAACTAAGCGGATCAACACTATTAAAATCTCCTATAAAATATGATAATGATTATCAAGACATTAAAGTAAGCAGAATTACCTATGGTAAAAAAGATTTTTCATTAGAAACACCATACATACAAACACAAGATGACGCAAACAGGCTAATGGAGTGGATTGTCAATAAAGTTGTTAAGCCAAGAAAATCTGTTAGTCTTAAGGTTTTTGCAACACCAACCGTTCAACTAGGAGATGTTGTCACTATTGACTATAAGGATAAAGACTCAGTAAATCAAATATCATCATCTAACTCTAGGTTTGTAGTATATAATATAGAGTATGCTAAAAGTTCTGGAGGGCCAGATATGACTGTTTATCTGAGCGAAATTTAATATGGCAAGTGCAATACCACTTACACCAGATACTACTGCATCTAACGCAGATGCAGGGGTACTTGCTGCAACCACCAACCTTATAATTACAAGTTATGATGAAACACCTTTAGAGGTAATGACTGACCTTATCTTTGAAGATATAGGTGGTCAAGAAATTATTAATATATCCAGAACTGACATTGTTAATGGTCAGGATATTATTTATCAACCAATTAAAAATTTGGCAAGCATTAACTATCAGTATAATCCGCAAAATATTTTGGCCCTACAAGATACATCTGAGAACTATTTTAAAAAATTTCCAATTAATGCAGCAAACAAAGTTCCAACTACTGGAACAGGACAAAATGGATCAACAGTTTACATCGATGAGGCTACGGGAAATCTAGTTATTGAACTAGTAAATGTAGAGGATGATGAGCAAGTAGAAGTTCAAATACTAAGAAATGGAAAATTTTTTAATGATACAATATATGAGGTGCAACAATGATTACTAATACTGGAAAAAATATTTTAGCCAAATATCTACTTGGTCAGGCTTCTGCCTATGCTTCGTATATTGCTATTGGCTGCGGTTCAAAGCCTTTGAACTCTGATGGAGTTCTTGGGGATTACTCAGATAAAGAAAGACTTGATTTTGAGATGTTTCGTGTACCAATTACTTCAAGGGGTTATGTAAGCGAAGATGGAATTACAAAAATTGTTTTAACTGCAGAATTGCCAAGTGAAGAAAGATATGAGATTAGCGAAGTTGGTATTTTTTCTGCGGGATCTAATACTGCTGCAGGTGCCTATGATAGTAAATCTATTTATGCTTTTACACAAGATGAAAATTGGGAACACCACAATGCCCAGGGTGCATACCAAATTCCAGTAAAGTATACACCACTAGACAATGATTCAAACAATATAATTAGTGATGTTATGGCTACAAGAGAAGGATCTCAGGTTGTTGCAAAAGTTTTTCAAACAAACGCAGATAACAGAATTTTTACAGATCAAGGAAGAGTTTTAAGGTATGAAAGATGCAGATTTTTAAATAATACAATTATGCTTAAAGGAAATTCTTCTACGCTAACTGCTGATGGATCTGGCAATCTTGTAATAGGAAACAACTCAGAGCACATACATTTAACTGGTGCAATACTAGACTTTAACAGAAACTCGCCAACTGATGAAATCAAACTGTCTTTTTCGGTAGTTAACAAAGACGGAGAGTCAACGATTGTTCCAGATAATGTTAGACTAATGGTAGAGTTTTCTTCATCTGATTCGCTTGTCGGTCAATTTGCAAGATTTCAAGTAAATATTAATAATGGAACTGGAGTAGGTCAACACGATTTTTCTACAAATAGATATGTTGTAGCAACAAAACAACTACAAGAATTATATAAGAGTTCTGGCTTTACATGGAGTCAGGTTGATGTTGTTAAGATTTATGCATGTGTCACAGACAATGGCAGCCCAACAGATAACTTTTATATTGCTTTAGATGCTTTAAAACTTGAAAATACAAGTTCGTCAAACCCACTTTATGGAATGACTGGATATTCTGTTATTAAAAATAAAGATGCAGCAACTATTGTAAAATCTGCAAACACAACAAACTATATTGAATTTAGGTTTGCCTTGGATGTTCAATAATGGCACAAGAAAATTCTATAATAAAAAAGGTTATTATTCCAAAATCCTCATTGCCAGAAATATCTGGTGTTGGACAAGACTATGTGGTTAGATACAGAATTGTCAGTGATGATAAAAATAGATATTCTTATTGGTCACAAAAATATAGAGTCGCCATACCAAATACAACCACTGTACCTTTTTCTGTGACTAAATCTGGTTCAACTATAACAGCAGTTTGGACACCAGATAATACTATAAGGTCAGAGTTTGATATTTATGTTAAATGGGATAATGAAGAATGGAAATATATAACAACTGTATATTCAACAATCTATGCTAGTGTAATTAAAAATGGTGCCACAAAGGTGAAAATTGCAGCACAGATACCAACCTTTCCAAAAGAAAGATTCAATTCTGCCACACTTTTTGAATCCAACGAGATTGACTTAGTGGTATAATTATATAACCATGGCAAAATTACCTTTACCAGAAAGAGGGCAACCATTAGATGTTGCTTACATTTATCAATTAGCAAACACCATAAACGATCTATCATCACAGATATCTCCAGCAACATATAAATATGTTACAGTGGACACCCCTGGTGTTGGAAAGCAAAGCGTCAAGGCTTCTGAGGCTAGAATTATTGGCGGGTATGTAAATGTAGTAAACAGTTCAACAAGACAAGCAGGAACAGAAGTATCATTCTCATATGATTTCCCAACAGACTTTAAGTATGCACCTATTGCAACAGCAACCCCAGTTAACACTGGTGGAACAGATGCTGGTAAAAATGTATCCGTAGTTTTAAAAAATATAACAACCTCTAAGGTTGATGGAATTGTAAGATTTGGTACAACTGGTGATATGTCGGTTGATGTAAATATTATAATTATTGGAATACCTAACTAAATAATGATTAAGTGTGATAGATGTAATAAAAGAATGTTTGTTGATAGACAGTATACTTCAGTTTCTCATTTAGAAACATACTGTATGTACTGTGGATCTAGAAAATTTTTTAATCCACCTGAGCAATCAAAAGAGGGGCGATGGCTACTAGAAAAGGAAAAATTGAGAGCGAAAACTACAATCTCTCCCCTGTAATTCCTGGTAACAAAAAGGTTTGGTTTTTGAATGGTGATCTAGTTAGAGTCCATCACCTCAACAGGTCTAATGGCATTATGTCTGTTTATAATATTACAAAAGACCAAATTGAAAGTTGTTTAATTAATGATTTTAAAAAAAATCGTGAACGAGCATATACTGTAGGTCAGACTGCTGATTTAGTTAATCGTCATAAAAAATATATGCCATCACTAATGAAACGAGGAATCATTCCTTTCCCTACTGGATCACAAAAAGGCGGAGCAAGGGGGTTTCAGGTTAGATCATATTACTCAGAATCGCAAGTACGGGAGATACGTGATATACTTGCTACGTACCATATTGGTAGACCAAGAAAAGACAATTTAATAACAAATGATATTACACCATCCACACAAGAGTTGACAAGACGGATGGGGGACGGTATAATTACATATACAAGAACTGAAGATGGAAGGTTTATCCCTATTTGGGGAGAATCTATTTAATAATAAAGGGGTATGAAATGCAAAACGAAGACACTAAAGTTGGAGTTACTTTGGGGTATACACTTAACCTTGGTAACTTTCAGTCACTAAGGATTGATCTTAATGTGATTGATTCTAAGCGTGAAGGTGAAAATACAAACGATGCTTTTGAGCGTGTTTACAAGTTTGTAGAAGATAAGTTAACTGAAAAGATTAACGAAGCAAAGTCTGAAATCGCAGAATAATGGCAGAACGCAAAGACCGAATGGCTTTGCTTTCACGCTACAGCAAGTTCCATACTGCAAAATATGAGCAAAAGCCATCGTTAAATTTAAATGTAGAGCAATGGGCTTCAGATGCCCTTATTGAGTCATACGGAATAGGACAGTGCTACGATCTTCTTGAGTACTACTTTGGTGTCGCTCAGTCTCCTTCTTGGAATTACTTTGCGTACAATGCAGAAAAAATATTACAAGCAAGACTAGATAAGCAACAGGATGATAAAGAAAGAGCGGAAAGAAGAAGAATGGCTAAGGAGTGGTTAAGTGAATAATACAGAAGCAAAATTGATCACTGCAGTTCTTGAAGATAAGCAAGTTCATGTTTTGCTTCAAGCAAATATAGACAACCTTCTTAGAACCCATAATGATGTTTGGAATTTTGTAAGAAATTATTTTGAGCATAATTCTGCAGTACCTCCAGTATCTTTGGTTGTTGAAAAATTTAGAGACTTTGAACCCATCCAAGGTGTAGGAGCAACTAAGCACCACTTAGAAGAACTTCAAACAGAATACCTAAACGATAGCCTAAAGGATATTCTTCGTTCTGCTGCTACAGATGTTCAGCAAGGTGAGGGAGTAAAGGCTTTAGATTTACTCATTACACAAACATCAGAATTAAAAAAGAATACTTCCGCAATTCGTGATATTGATGTAACAGATCTTGAATCCGCAATCGCATACTTTGAAAATATGAAAGAGCAGCAGGCACTTGGCAAGGTTGGAATTAAAACTAATCTTCCAGGATTTGACAACTATCTTCCAGCAGGAATTATGCCAGGTCAACTAGGAGTCTTTTTAGCATACCCAGGTATAGGAAAGTCGTGGATGGCTCTATACTTTGCTGTACAGGCCTGGAAACAGGGTAAGACACCCCTTGTAATCTCACTTGAGATGTCAGAAACAGAAGTGCGTAACCGTGTATTCACAATCATGGGTGAAGGTCTTTGGTCACATAGAAAGATATCAAATGGTGAGATTGAGTTAGACATGCTGAAATCGTGGCATGCAAAGAACCTTCAGGGCAAGCCTGAGTTTCATATTATTTCTAATGATCAAGGTGGCGAGATTAACCCCTCAGTGCTTCGTGGAAAGATTGATCAGTACAAACCAGACTTTGTAATCGTTGACTACCTTCAGTTGATGGCTCCTAATCAGAAGTCAGACAATGAAACAGTACGAATGAAGAATCTTTCACGAGAACTAAAACTAATGGCTATTGGTGAAGAGGTTCCTATTATTGCTATCTCATCTGCTACACCAGATGATGTCAATGACCTTTCTACGGTCCCTACACTAGGTCAAACAGCATGGTCTAGACAGATTGCATACGATGCAGACTGGGTTATTGCTCTTGGTAGAGCATCAAATAGTGATATTATTGAATGCGCTTTTAGAAAGAACCGTAACGGGTTTATGGGAGATTTCCTTGTACAGGTTGATTTTGACAAGGGATACTACAGATATAAAGATTATGAAGATAAGTAGTTATAATATGGTATGTCAAATTTTCACCACAAGACAATTAAAAGATTTAGTTTGGATGGCATCATCCATGATGAATCTGCCCTTGGTAGGTTAAAGGGTGAATACACAAGGTTACTTGTTTCAGAGATGCGTCTCTGTGGATATGTACCAAGAATTGACATTGATCCAGATTTTACTATAGACTATAATGAAAAAAAGCAATATTTTGAATTTAAAATATCAGTACACGGAATATACGCAGGGAAAAGGAAAAGCGAATGGATAGCAGGGATAGACGTAAACAAGCCAATACATATACAAAAGAACAAATTAAAAGAGTTCTCGCAGGAACAGGCATAACTGTAGAGTCTGAGGTTGATTCAGACTATATTATTTTTTGTCCTTACCATAATAACAATAGGACCCCTGCTGGAGAAATTGATAAGAATAATGGTACCTTCTTTTGTTTTTCCTGTCATCATGTTGCAGACCTTGTAGAATTTGTAATGCATACCTCTGGAAGATCTTATTTTGAGTCTATTAGATTTATTAAAACAAAAGAAACTCAGCAAGATCTAGAGCGTGACATCAATCAAAAACTTGTGACAAAGCCAGACTTTGTTCCGTTTGATGAATTAATCATTAAGCGTTTACATAATGGATTACTTGCATCAGATAGACCCAAAGATTATTTTAAGTATAGAAAAATATCTACATCCTCATGGTCTAAGTTTTCTCTTGGATATTCTGAAAAACAAGACATGGTTACAGTTCCTGTGCATAGTCCAGATGGAATGTCAGTTGGGTTTGTTGGAAGATCAATTGAGGGTAAAGAGTTTAAGAATACTCCAGGATTGCCAAAAGCAAAAACATTGTTTAATTTAAATCGTGTAAAGACTGCAGATAGGGTGTATGTAGTTGAGTCGTCATTTGATGCTATTCGTTTAGACCAGGTAGGACTTCCAGCAGTTGCTACACTTGGATCCAATGTATCAAATCTACAAATAGAATTGCTTCAAAAATATTTTAATAACATTATTGTTATTGCAGATAATGATGAAGCGGGAGGAAATATGAAAACTAAGATAATTGAAAAACTTGGTTCTCGTGTTTCCGTTATACAATTAAATAAAGAATATAAAGATATTGGTGATATGTCAGATGAAGATATCAAGAAATTGGAAGTTTCATTTGACAAAGACATTATCTCTATGCTAAACTAATATAACAAACAAAGGAGAAATATATGAGCGTAATTAAGGGATTAAAAGATATCAACGCCCTGCTCGAAAAACCAAAGTATGAAGGAACAGGACAAAAGGTTCGTTGGGTTAAGTTGGCTGACGGACAATCAGGAAAAGTTCGTTTTGTTGAAGAACTAGACCAGGACTCAGCAAACTATTCAGAAGCCCGTGGCCTTTCTGTAGTAGTTTCAGAACACACAAATCCAAAGGACTACAAGCGTAAGGCTGCTTGTACACAAGAATCAGAAGGTCGTTGTTTCGGTTGTGAGATGGCACGTAAAGAACCAAAGTCAGGCTGGAGAGCACGACTTCGTTTTTACTGCAATGTACTAATCAACGATGGACTTGAAGATCCATATATTGCTGTTTGGTCACAAGGAATTTCAAAGCAATCAGCATTTAATAACATTCGTGAGTATGCTCTTGATACAGGTAGCATCTCTAATCTTGAGTGGAAGTTAAAGCGTAATGGTCAGGGAACTGAAACTAATTACACACTTCTACCATCAAAGCCAGATGCAGAGCCATTCAATTGGGATGGCTTTGAATTCTTCAACCTAGAAAAGGTTGTTCGTGAGGTTCCATATCCAGAGCAAGAAGCGTTCTACTTTGGATTTGACACACCTTCTGTTACCAGCACCAACATCGACTGGTAATAGATGTCTTACGTAGGCTTACACGTACATACCCACTACTCGTTATTTGACGGGATTGCTACTCCAGAAGAATACATTGACCGTGCAGTTGAGTTAGGGATGCCAGCAATAGCCATCACTGATCACGGTACTTTATCTGGGCATAGGGAACTGCACCGTATTGCAAAAGCAAAGGGTATTAAGCCTATACTTGGCGTAGAAGGCTATATGTGTAAAGATAGATTTGATACTAGAGATAAGTCTGAAAGAGATGGAGATCTAGATCTAGTCTACAACCATATAGTTCTTCTCGCCAAGAATCAAATTGGTTTAGAGAATTTAAATAAGATTAGTGAGATATCTTGGACAGAAGGATACTTTAAGAAACCAAGGTTTGACTTTGAAATTCTTGAAAAATATTCTGAAGGAATTATAGTAACATCTGCATGTCCAAGCAGTGTATTGGTAAAAGCACTTGAGAATAATGAATTTGCTATAGCAAAAGATTATATTCAATGGTTTAAGCGTGTCTTCAATGATGACTACTATATTGAAGTCATGCCCCATAATGAGGCAGAGATAAATAAACAATTAATTCAATTAGCCGATGAGTTTGGTGTAAAGGTTGTTGTAACTCCAGACTGTCATCATAGTTCAACAGATCAAAAAGAAATTCAAGAGTTTAAGTTGCTACTTAATACACATGTTAAGATTGACAAAGAGCATACTTTTGAAAAATCCAAGAAGCACTCAGACATGATGAAAAGACTTGACTATCTTTATGGTGAGGATCGTCAGATAACATTTAACAAGTTTGATATTCATTTGCTTTCTTATGAAGAAATGAAGTCTGCTATGGAGGCACAGGGTATTGACCGTCCAGACATTTATAAAAATACTTTAGAGGTTGCTGAAAAAGTTGGTGACTATGGAATTCAAGAAGGATTAGACCTGCTTCCAGTACAATATAAGAATCCAGATAAAGAATTAAAAGAACTTGCACTTGCTGGATTAACTGAGCGTGGTGTAGATGGTCAAGAGTATTTGGATAGACTTGATGAAGAGTTACAAGTAATTAAAGATAAAAAGTTTGCACCATACTTTTTGGTTGTACGAAATATGATTGCATGGGCAAAAAAAGAAGGAATCATGGTTGGTCCAGGTCGTGGATCTGCAGCAGGTTCATTGCTCTGCTATGCATTAAGAATTACGGACATTGATCCAATCAAACATGGACTTCTGTTTTTCCGTTTTATTAATCCAGACAGAAATGACTTTCCTGATATTGATACTGATATTCAAGACTCTCGCCGTGAAGAAGTAAAAGACTATTTAGTTAGACAGTATCGACATGTTGCATCTATTGCTACTTTTCTTTCTTTTAAAGACAAGGGTGTTGTAAGAGATATTGCACGAGTATTAAATATTCCTCTTACAGATGTCAACAAGGTTTTAAAGATGGTTGATACTTGGGATGAATATTGTGGTTCAAAGACAACACGGGAATTCCGTGAGAAATATCCAGAGGTAGAAATTTATGGAGAACAACTTCGTGGTCGTATTAGGGGCACTGGCATTCACGCTGCTGGTGTTGTCACTAGTAAAGATCCTATTTTTAGGTACGCACCAATGGAGACACGCTCTTCTACTGGTAGCGATGAGCGTATTCCTGTTGTTGCAGTTGACATGGAAGAGGCTGAAAAGATTGGCCTTATCAAGATTGATGCACTTGGACTAAAGACTCTTTCAGTTCTTAAGGACACGCTTGATATTATTGAGGAGCGAGACAATAAGAAAATTGACCTACTTAAGATTGATATGGATGATAAGAATGTTTATCAAATGCTTTCAGATGGATATACCAAAGGTGTGTTTCAGTGTGAAGCAGCACCATATACAAATCTTCTAATAAAGATGGGTGTCAAAAATCTTTCAGAACTTGCTGCCTCAAACGCCCTAGTTCGTCCAGGTGCAATGAACACAATTGGAAAAGATTATATTGAGCGTAAGCATGGTCGTCAAAATATTGGGTATACTCACCAAGTACTAAAAGAGTTTACGGAGGACACATATGGTTGCATTCTTTATCAGGAACAGGTTATGCAAGCATGCGTATCGCTTGGCGGTATGTCCATGTCGGAAGCAGATAAAGTTAGAAAGATCATTGGAAAGAAAAAAGATGCTAAAGAGTTTGATGTATTTAAAGATAGGTTCGTTGAGGGTGCTTCCCGCTTTGTTGCTCCTAATACTGCTCGTGATCTTTGGCATGACTTTGAGGCTCACGCAGGGTACTCATTCAACAAGTCACATGCAGTGGCATACTCAACATTATCTTATTGGACAGCATGGCTTAAGTATCACTACCCATTAGAGTTTATGTACTCACTACTAAAGAATGAAAAGGACAAAGATGCAAGAACTGAATACCTTATTGAGGCAAAAAGAATGGGCATTAGCATTAAACTACCTCACATCAATGACTCAGATATTGATTTTAAAATTGAAGGCAAGGGTATTAGATTTGGTCTTACTGCTATTAAGTATATTTCCGATAAAATTGCAGAACGTTACATTTCTGCAAGACCTTTCTCTTCGTATGCTCAACTTGAAGAGTTTACTTTTACTAAAGGAAATGGAGTTAACTCTCGTGCTCTTCAAGCATTACGAGTTATTGGCGCAGCGACATTTAGTGATAATCCAAGAAATGACGAAGAGATTAAACAAAATCTCTACGAATATTTAAACCTACCAGAATTTAATATTACGGTTCCATCTCATTATTACGGCTTTATAACAGAGGCTCAGGATTATGAAGAAAAGGGTTCTTTGATTGTAATGGGTATGGTAAAATCTATTAAAAGAGCAAAAGGTTGGTCAAGAGTAGAACTATTAGATAAAACAGGAAGTGTAGGAATTTTTGATGAAGAGCAAACAACTATTGAAGCAGGCGTATCGTATCTCATTCTTGTTAATGATAATCGGATTCTTTCTGCTATCCCTATCGATCAAATAAAAGGTTCAACATCTGGTCTTGTTAAATTTTTAAATTACAAGCAATTGCCGTACAAAGATAACGAAATGTTTGTTTTATCATTTAAACCAAGAGTTACAAAGGCTGGAAAAAAGATGGCATCTTTAACAGTTGCAGATACAGCAAGAGATCTTCACTCAATAACTGTATTCCCAACATCTTTTGCAAAGGCATATATGAAAATTGAAGAAGGAAATGCTTATAGATTTGAACTAGGAAAAACAAAAGATGGAACCGTTATATTGGAGGATATAAATGTCAGTTAGTGTTGAAGAGGCAATGGCTCAACTTGATCCAAAGTTAAGAAAAAAACTAGGAACAGGAGTAGGAGTAAACTATGAATACCAGCCTACCCCAAGTTATGGTTTAAACCGTGCTCTAGGAGGTGGACTTCCTTATGGTAGACAAGTTCTTATCTGGGGTTCAAAGTCATCTGCAAAGTCCTCTATGTGCCTTCAAATGATTGCCCTAGCACAAGCAGAAGGAAAGTTGTGTGCCTGGATTGATTCAGAGATGTCATACTCTGAAGATTGGGCTAGGTCTTTAGGGGTAGATCCAGAAAAACTTATTTACTCACAAGCAAGAACTATCAGTGATATGGTAGATGTTGGTGTTGGGTTAATGAATGCAGGAGTTGATATAATAGTGGTAGACTCTATTACATCAATGCTTCCTGCAATCTATTTTGAAAAAGATACTGATGAAATGAAGGCTTTGGAAAATACAAAACAAATTGGAGCAGAATCCCGTGACTTTAGCAATGCATGGAAAATGCTTAACTATGCTAATAATAAAGTTAAGCCTACTCTGCTTGTGCTTATTAGCCAGTCTCGTAATAATATTAATGCTATGTATACTAGTCAGCAGCCTTCTGGTGGTCAGGCTACTAAGTTTTATTCCTCATGTATTGTTAAACTCTTTTCTTCAGAGTCAGACAATCAAGCAATTAAAGGCAAGATCAAGGTAGGAGATAAATTAATTGAAGAAAAAGTTGGCAGAACTATTCGTTGGGAATTACAATTCTCTAAAACCTCTCCAGGGTTTCAATCTGGTGAGTATGATTTTTATTTTAGAGGTGATGATATTGGTCTTGACACCATCGGTGATCTTGTTACTACTGCTGAACTAAATGGTATTGTAGAACGCACAGGTGCTTGGTATATACTTCCTGATGGTACAAAAGTTCAAGGTAAGGAAGCATTTGTTAATCGTGTTAGAGAGGACCTTGACTTGCAAGAATCAATTAAGTCAAAACTAAATGGCTAGTTATACTGTTTATCACGGTCAATGGATTTGTCACACATGTAAAACTACAGTGCCAACATTAAGATGTTATGCTGAAACAAAAACATTGACTTGGATGTGTAAGGATAAGCACCTAACTACTGTATATTTAGGCAAAAAAACTAAAAAAGATTTTGAGGTATAATAGTACTATGAATAATTTTCCTATGTATACAAAAACAAAAGCAGAAGACTTTATTGACAATCAAGATTTTCCTGTTGTACAAATTGAAAACATTTTATCTGATGAGCATATTGCAGAAATATACTATAAGGTTGCTCAAACAGATGACTCCCAAACAATAACTCAGCCTTGGGCTGGGCATAAAGCCTATCATACCAAATTTTCAAAGGATGTTATTTCGCAAATAGAAAAAAGAGTATCGCAAATAGTTGGTGAAGAAATGATTATGGCGGAATACTCTTTTGCTAGATACTCAGAAGAATATGGCTATAAGTGCAAATTGTTTCCACATTATGATACAAAAAAATCACAAAGAATAACTTGTGATATTCAACTAGAGTCAAATGAAAATTGGGGAATTATAGTAGAGGGTAATCAATACAATCTAAACTACAATGATGCTTTGATCTTTGCGGGAAGCCAACAGATGCACTGGAGAGAAGATAAACGTATAGGACAAGATACAAAAATTGATATGATGTTTTGTCATCTTGCATATAAAAATGATAGACCTCTTCAAGAAAATCATGTAGCGATATTAGAAAAAAGAACTCGTGCTTTAATGATGGACACTGGTATTGACAGTCAGATAGAAACAAATGACAGAAAAGAGTGAGTCAAAAAGAATTGGTGCAAAACAGCACAAGAATTCTGGCAGAAACACACATAAAGGTGATGCAACATGGCAAAACTTTACTGTAGATTTTAAAGAGGCTTCAAAGTCTTTCACATTAAATAAAGATGTATGGGCAAAGGCCACAACAGATGCAATTAAAAATAATAGCGATCCGTTAATAATAGTTGTTCTTGGCTCTGGAAATACAAAAGTTAGACTTGCTATACTGGAATTTGATTTATTAGATCAAATTCTAGATGGTGTATAATATAATAAAAGGAGATACTATGAAAAAAGATTTACCAAACGTATTAATCGACAATGCTTTAACACAAGAAGATGTAGCAGAAATATATAAGATTGTTTCTTCAACTACCAGCCAAACCTTTGTTGAAGATCTTGGATATAACAGTTGGCATATTCAATTACCACAACATATTATTGATAAGTTTACAAAATATGCTGAGGGTATTGCTGGAGAATCATTAGTTCTAAAGGAATATAATTTTTCTAGATATCAAAAAACAGTTTCAAATTGTGGAAAGTATACTTTTTATCCATTGCTCTTTCCACATACTGACGAGGTATTTAATGAGTCAAGACTCACTTTAGACTATCAGATAGGTTCAAATGTATCTTGGGGAATTACAGTAGATAACTGGGAGTCTGAAGCAACATATACACTCAAAGACAATCAACTACTTTCTTTTTCTGGTTCTCATCAGGTTCACTGGAGACCAAAAAGAGAATTTGTAGATGGTGAATTTTTAGAAGCAATATTTTTGCACTTCTCACCAACTACATCAGAAACTCTCACTGCTGATCATGTAAACATTATGAGAAAAAGAGCAAAAGAAAAATATATAGTTTGGAATGATGAAACGGGTGCTTCATCTAACAAGTCAGAAGACGGCTTGCTAAAGTACAATCCGAAAGAGTCAAATTAATTATGGCTGAAATTCACAAGTACCTAACTGATTTTAATAAATATAAAACAAAAGTTCCATTTTATGTAGATAATTTATTTACTGATGCTGAATCAAAACAGTTAATGGATATTATTTATCAAAATAAAAATATGCTAGATCCAGTTGTGCATAAACCAAATGAGCAGACTAGTGAAAAAAATTGGGATAGGTTTAGACCAAAAACAATTGAGTATATGTCAAGAGTGCTTGTTGAGTTTCAGATGCCCAAAAACTTAGAAGAAAAACTAGACAATATTGCAAAACCAATTTATGATGGAGATGTTGCTCTATGTCATTATAACTATATTGAATATAATAAAAAGTATGGCAATGGAAATAATAGTCCAAAGTTGCCTCCACATATAGACGCAGATGAAAATCTAATAACTATTAATCACTGTGTTGATGGAAACATTGAGTGGGATCTTTATATTGGAAACCAAGAAGACGGGACCACCTTTACAAGATATACACTAGAGCCTGGGCAAACAATAGTTTTCAGTGCAGTCAATCAGGTTCACTGGAGACCAAAGCGCAAATTTAAAGATGGCGAGTTTCTTGAGATTGTTAGCATGGACTATTGTCCAATAACTAACTATAGGTTTACTGGAGAAATGAATCCACTAGATGCATACACATATCCAGAAAAAAGAAGTGCTTACACAAATTCTTTAAACTATTTGCCAGAATTTAAAGCAGCGTGGAATCTTTATCATCAGGATGGTATGAAAGACGGAGTAATTGGAGATGATTTTTAATGGAAGAAAAAACAACTATTGATATGGTAAATGGTCTTGTAGAAATTGCAGACTATATGGAAGATGAAGAACTGACAACTGCATTAACAATGATTGCTAAACTAATTATAAAGCCAGATATTCCAATCAATGTGGCTCATGTAGAGATTGTAAGGCTTCAGGCAATCGCAGCAAAGATGGCATTTAAAGCAACATGGATGGCAAATGTAGATAAATCTGATAGAGGCAAAAAAAATCTTTACTACACTGCTGCTGAATCAATTAACAATTTAGTGTCTGCACTAAAATACATCACACGCTGATATCTGCTATACTTATAAGAATAGAAAAGAGTTTTAAGATAATGACAAAAAATTTACTAAAGCAAGTTATGATCAGACCAGAAACAAGCAATAAATCGGAAGAGCCAACTTTTGCTGATGGACTTATTGAGGCAATTAGGAATGGCTATACAGTTAACCTAAAACCACGCTTTCAAAAGAAGACAACCTTTGCTCCTTCATCTTTGACATACGGAGCAGGTGAGTGTGCTAGATATTGGTACCTTGCATTTGATGGTGCAATTTTCCATGATGATGCAGATGCTTTTGGTGTAGCAAACAGAACCAGCGGAACACTGAGCCATGATAGAATCCAAGATGCTGTTATGAATGCTGGGCTTTTGGCAGAAGATATGGAGTTTGATCCAGAACCAAGCAAGTACAAGAAGCAAATTCATCCAGCATTAGAGTTTAGAATCAAGCATGATGACCCACCAATTTCAGGGTATGGCGATGTAATGCTTAATTATAATGGTCAAACTATTCTTGGTGAAATTAAAACCATGATGAATGAAGGCTTTGAGTATAGAAAAGCAAGCAGGAAGCCAAAGGTTGGCCACCTAATGCAATTAATTATGTATATGAAGATTCTCAAGAAAGATAAGGGTGCATTGATTTATGAAAATAAAAATAACCATGACCTACTTATTATTCCTGTAGAAGTAAACGATCATTACCGTCGGTGGGTAGACCAGGCATTTGATTGGATGCGAACAGTTCGCAAGGCATGGGAAGATAAAACTTTGCCTCAAAAAACATATAGATCAAATTCAAAGATCTGTAAGGTTTGTCCATTACAAAAAACTTGTGCCGAAGCAGAGACAGGGGTAATTAAAATTAAACCTCTGGAGTTGCTGGAAGATGAAACATTGTAGTTGGTGTGACACAGAATTTAAAACTGATATAAGTTATCAAATTTATTGCTCTGTTATTTGTAGAGAAAAAGCAACTAAGGAAAAAATTGCACAAAGATATGTAGTTTCAAGAAGACAAAAACGAAAAGGTAAAGACCGTTTATGCAAATCTTGTTTAAAACAATTATCAATATACAATGATGATAATTTATGTAATTTGTGTTTAGTTAATCCATCAGATGTTGTAAAGGCTTTAAAAGAAATAAAAGGAAAAATAAATGGTACAAAATAAGTGGGGTGTAGAAATAAAACCAGAACGAATTTGTGCTATTGATGCTAGTACTAACAGTTTTGCCTATGCAACATTTCATGGTGAATACTTAAAAGAAGTTGGAAAGATTAATTTTGAAGGCAAAGATATATATGAAAAAGTAATTGACGCTGGCAGAAAGTCTAAGGGCTTGTTTGAACATGTTATAAATGTAGATGCGATTGTAATTGAACATACAGTATTTATGAACAGCCCTAAGACTGCTGCTGATCTTGCGTTAGTCCAAGGTGCTTTATTAGGTGCAGCAGGTCAATCTGGCATTAGAACTATTGGCAAGGTGTCACCAATCACATGGCAAAACTTTATTGGAAATAAAAAGATTTCTAAAGATGAAAAATTATACATTAGGTCTCAAAGTCCAGGAAAATCTGAGTCATGGTATAAAACTTTTGAAAGAGATCTGCGTAAACAAAGAACTATTAATTTTATCAATATTCAGTATGATAAGACTATTACTGATAATGATGTGGCAGATGCCTGCGGTATTGGGCATTGGGCTATAAAAAACTGGATTAAAGCAATAGGAGTTGACAAATAACACTATGGCTGCTAAACTATATACTAGTGAGACTTGGCTTAAGAAAAGATTTCTTGTGGATAAAAAAACACCAAAAGAAATTGCTTCAGAGTGTGGGACAAGCGTAGAGACAATATATGTTTATTTGGCAAAATACGGATTAAGGAAATCTAAACGATGAATAAATTACAAAAGGTTGTTGCAGTTTTAACTATTGCTGGTGCAGTTGGAATTAGTTATGCACTCTATACATTAAAGGGTTTGCCAGAAACATTTGATTGGGAGGATGACGAATGAGCGTTCAAACACAATATGTTATTTCAAATATTTGTGATGAAATAAAAGATATGCTTATTAAGAAGAATCAATCATACGGTGATTCTGCCATTGATCCAATTAGAATTTTTTCAAAGGCAAACACAGATGAGCAGATTAAGATTAGAATAGATGATAAACTTTCTAGAATATCTAGAGGCTCTGAGTTTTATGGGGACAATGACATAGACGATCTAATTGGATATCTAATCTTGTTTAAGGTTTCAAAGGTGCTATTAGATGTCAACTGAAGAAGACCTAGTAAAGCATTTAGATCAGGTAAATAATGTAGTTGAAGAATACCTAAAAGGTAATGACCCAACTGTCATTTCAAAACAATTAGATATTCCAAGACAAAGAGTGGTTGCTTATATTGATGAATGGAAGACTATGGCTTCCGATAATGCTGCAATTCGTGCTCGTGCAAAAGAAGCACTTGTAGCAGCAGACACACACTATAGCAAACTTATATCAAAATCTTATGAAGTTATTGATGAAGCGTCAATGACAAATAATCTTACTGCAAAAACAACAGCGATTAAACTTGTTATGGATATTGAGTCTAAGAGAATTGACATGCTACAAAAGGCTGGATTGCTTGAGAACAAAGAACTTGCAGAAGAGATGGTTGAGATTGAAAAACGACAAGAGGTCTTAATGTCAATACTAAAAGATATTGCCTCTGAGTATCCAGAAATTCGTGATGAAATTATGAGACGACTCTCCTCTATCGCCAAGCAAGATGAGGTTATTACGGTAATACATAATGGCTGATTTTGGTGATTTTCTTGAGGCTTTAAAAAATAATAATTTTGAAGAAACTCCCGTAGATGCTAAAACATTTGTTGAGGGTGAAGACTATCTTGGTCAGCCTCCGCTATCTCAAGTGCAATATGACATTGTTGAGGCCATGAGCCAAATATATAAACAGGAGGACTTGATTGATCTTCTTGGTAATGAAGAAGGAAGACGCTATTATAAAAAATATACAAAGAACGAAGTTATTCTGCAACTTGGCAAGGGATCTGGGAAAGACTTTGTATCAACAGTAGCCTGTGCATATATTGTATACAAACTGCTATGTCTTAAAGATCCTGCAAGATACTTCGGTAAGCCCTCTGGAGATGCCATTGACTTAATCAATGTTGCTATAAATGCTCAACAAGCAAAAAATGTTTTCTTTAAAGGATTTAAAACAAAGATCGAAAAGTCTCCATGGTTTGCTGGTAAGTATAACCCTAAAGCAGAAAGTATTGAATTTGATAAAGCAATTACTGTTTACTCTGGTCACTCAGAGCGTGAGTCTCATGAGGGCTTGAACCTTATCCTTGCTGTCCTTGATGAGATATCTGGCTTTGCTAATGATGTAGGTACTGGAAACGATCAAGGAAAGACCGCAGATAACATCTACAAGGCTTTCCGTGCCTCTGTAGATTCTCGTTTTCCAGATCTTGGAAAAGTTGCACTCCTTTCATTCCCTCGTTATCCAGGCGACTTTATTTCACAAAGATATGATGCTGTAATTATGGAAAAAGATGTTGTATCAAAAGATCATACATTTGTTATGAATGAGGACTTACCTGAAGATGCTGAGGGAAATACATTAAAAATTACTTGGGATGAAGACAACATAGTTTCTTACAAGTATCCAGGAGTGTTTGCATTAAAGCGTCCTACTTGGGTTGTTAATCCTACTAGAAAAATTGATGACTTCAAGTTGGCATTTTATACAGACCTTGGAGATGCAATGCAAAGATTTGCATGTGTTCCAACATATTCAACTGATGCGTTTTTTAAACAGGTAGAAAAAGTAAGATCATGTATGACCATAAGAAACCCAATTGATACATACAAAAGATTTGATGAAACATTTAAACCAGATCCAAATAAAAAATATTATGTACATGCTGACCTTGCACAAAAGCATGACAAATGTGCAGTAGCAATTGCACATGTGGATAAGTGGGTAAATATTCAGGTAATTAAAGATTATCAACAAGTAGCACCAGTAGTTGTTGTAGATGCAGTAGTCTATTGGGAACCAAAAACTGAAGGACCAGTAAACCTGTCTGAGGTTAAGTTGTGGATTCAAAATCTTAGAAGGCAAGGTTTTGATATTGGCATGGTTTCTTTTGACCGTTGGCAATCCTTTGATATTCAGAATGAACTAAAACAGGTAGGCATGAGAACTGAGACTGTTTCTGTTGCAAAAAAGCATTATGAAGATATGGCCATGCTAGTTTATGAGGAAAGACTTGTTATGCCTGCAATCGAACTTTTGTTCGAAGAACTAACAGAATTAAAAATCATGAAAAATAATAGAGTTGACCACCCAAGAAAATCTTCTAAGGACTTAGCAGATGCTGTGTGTGGAGCAATATTTGGGGCAATATCACATACCCCAAAAAATATGGACGAAGAGGTTGAGATCCATACATTTAGGGATAGACCTAAATCAGGACTTGACTTACAGCCAGGAAACGTGATACAATTAAAGCCTATGCCAGATGATGTAAAAGATTATTTGGATAGATTTAATCTACTATAAAGAAAAGAGAAATGAATGAATTCATTTAAGAAAATCGCACTAGCCATGGTTGCAGCCATGACTTTGGGCACAATCGTAGCAACACCTGCAAGTGCTGCTGTAATGACAGTCGCTGTATCGCTTGACTCTGTAGCAAACACTACAGCATCAGCAATCGCTACACCTGCATCATTGCCAGTCCCTGCAGACAACTCTGTTGATGCTGCTGACGCACTAAAGTTTATTGCAACAGTTGATGTTGGAACAAGCGTTTCAGTCGTAGCAACAAACGCAACAATCGTGTCTGCACTACACACAACTGCTGCACCAGTAGGAGCAACATCAGGATCATCATCTTTGACAATTGCCACTGGTACAGGAACAACAGCAACATTTTATGTCTACACAAAAACAACAGCAATTGGTACAGTTGTAATCAACAATCAAGGAACAACTCTTACATACTATGTACAGGGAACTGCTGGTAAGATTAACTCTCTTACAGTGTCTGCACCTACATCAGGTGCTGCTGGAACAAAGCAGGACATCACAGTAACTGCAACAGATACATTTGGTAACAAGGTATCAGGTAAGTCAATTACTGCAACAGTGTTTGCTGCTACAGCAACACTAGATACAGCAACAGCAACAACTGGCGCTACACTTTCAGACTTTGGAGTTGCTACATTTAAGGCAACACTTCCAACAACTGGAACACGCTCACTAATCACATTTGCACCAACAACATCATCTGATGCAACAACTGCAGATGTAGTTGGTCTTCCTGCTCGTGCACTTGCACCATTTGCAGAAATTGCAGTTCGTGATCTAGTATCAGAACTTGCTGCACAGGTTGCTGCTAAGGATGCAGCACTTGCTGCTAAGGCTATTGCAGATGCTGCAGTTGTAAAGGCTAACGCTGATGCTGCTGCTGCTAAGGTTGCTTCAGATGCTGCTCTTGCAGCAGAGAAGGCTGCTTCTGCAAAGGCACTTGCTGATGCAAAGACTGCACACGATGCAGTTGTAGTTGCTAAGGATGCACAGATTGCTAAGTTGACTGCAGATAATGCTGCTACAATTGCAAATCTTAAGGCATCATTCAATGCACTTGCTAAGCAGTGGAATGCAAAGAATCCAAAGGCTAAGGTTACTTTAGTTAAGTAATTAGTCCAACACTAAAGGGGTTGCCAATTACGGTAGCCCCTTTTTTGTGCAATAAAATGGTATAATCATCCTAGTAGACATCTTGTCTCTAAGGGGGAAAGGTAAATTAAAAGATTAATACGCATAATAATAGCGTCAATATTGGCTTTTGGATGGCTATTAATATCCCCACAAGATGCTCACTCTGACGATCCCTTAACAGTAGCAGCAAAACAAATTGAAAACCTCAATAGCGCAGTAGATAAATTAGACTATAAAGATGGTCTAATAAACCTAATTGATATAGCAGAGAATAAGTTTATGTATGCTAAAAATCTACGGGATGTCAGAGACCTAGCAATTAAAAATTATGATGATGCAGTAGATGTAGAAACCCTAGCACTGGAAGCAAAAAATCTTGCCCAGTCTAATGTAGATGGACAAACAGCAACAGTAGCCACTGCCCTAACAAATAAGAATAATGCCTATGATGCCCTTGGCGTAGCCAATATTAATCTACAAACAGCCCAACAAGCATTAAATAATGCTGGTGGTGCTGGTTTATCATACAATGTTTATAGTTTAATCAGGGTTGATGACCTTGCAGCCACAGATCAATTCTTATGTAGTGGAACACTAAATGGAAACTACATGACTCGTCCAGTTTGTGGTAATAGATATGAAAACTTTATAGTTAAATTTACTGGAAAAATAACAGTACCGTCATGGTTTACATCAACAAAATTTGCAGGATATACAGATGATGGTTTTAGGATGTATATTGATGGAAACCTTGTCATTAATAACTGGAAGGAACAGGGAACAACATGGAGTCAATACTCTCCAATATATGATGTAACCACAGATAAAACATTTGATGTAGAGATTTGGTGGTACAACGGTGGAGGACCAGGATCTTATCATCTTGGATGGGGAATACCCTATGATTCATCTGGCAGTTTAGGTTGGACTGGTGCAGGTTGCGACTATGCTGGAAATCCAAGAGTGTGGGGACAAAACTTTAGTTGTAATCTTGATACATTTTCTTCTGGATCTGGAGCAAGTACAACACAGACTGCAGATTATCAAGCAGCATTAAGTGTAAAGAATGCAGCACAGCAAGAATATAATAATAAATTAAATATTTATAATCAAGAGGTTGCAACATTAAACTCATATAATCAAGATTTAACTAATAAGACATCTGAGTATAACAACGCTGTTAACGAAACAGAAGATGCTTTATCTGAAAAGAATAATGCTATATCTAATTTTAATAATGCGATACTTGATGTTAATAGTGCAATTGATGACGCATGGCGTTACTATGATAAGCAGTCGCAAAGAGAAATTCAAAGAGCAATTGCTCAAGCAGCAGCCAATGCTGCAGCAAATCAGCCTACACCAGAACCAAAGCCAACAGTTGAACCAGAAAAACCAAAGCCTTCACCACCACCAACAGATAAACCTGAGCCTAAGCCAACTAATAATACTGTTACAGAAGAACCAGGTCCTAAGCCAACACAGCCAGGCCCAAAGCCAGAAGAGCCTGGACCTAAACCAGAACCAACAGACAAGCCAAAGCCAGAAGAGCCTAAGCCTACACCTGCCCCAAACCCTGAACCAAAGCCAGAACCTGCTCCAGAGCCTTCTGTAGAGCCAAAACCAGAACCTAAGCCACTTCCAAGGCCAGACTTTAAGCCATCAGAAAACATTGATCCAGTAATCAAGGATGCAGAGTTGGCAGCACTTATCCCACAAAATGGCACAGGAAACAAAGAAGATTTATCTGGTGTTATTGCAAACCTTACAAGCAAGGATAATAAGTTAGTTAAACTTTCTGCAGAGCAAACAGCAGCAGTTAGTCAAACACTAAAGGCTTTAACACAAGAAGCAAAAACACAAGTTGCTGAAAGCCTTGGCATTTCCGCATCAGAAATTGCAAAAGTTGCAGATCAAATGAAATCTAACCCAGCACTTGCTGCTGCATTTGTTTCCTTTAATGATAAAGCAGCAGAGGCAGGAGATACTCCAATGCCATTTACACTTGCAGATGCAGTAACAGAAGTACAAACAGATGCATTTTTATCAGATCCACTTGGAGCAGTATTTGCTGTGGATCCATTAGAACTCCTATCCAATTTTTCTGAGTTGGGTATGGACATGACAGATGATCAGAGAGAAAAAGCACAAGAAGTAATTGTCCCAGTGGTCATTGCATCACAAATTGCAGGGGCAATGATAAGGAGGAACAAATGAAAATAATCAATAAAGCCATCAACCTAGTAGGCAAAATGCTCAAAGGATTAGTTAAATGGTTTAAGGATGCAGGAATGGAATTAATTGCACAGGCATTTACCCTCCTTGGCTTCTTTATCGCATGGTTAACTTTGACGGGATCAGCAAGAGACATTGTTGGTATTGCTGTAATGGCAACAACAATTATTTGGCTAATTACAATCCCGCTAAGAAAAGAGGATAAATAATGAAAGATAAATTAATGTGGGTAATTACCCTAGGTATATTAGGGTTCATTGGTCTTGTAGTTATTGGGGAATATGCTTCAATGCTTCTCCAACAATCAACATCAGGTGAAAAATATGGAACAAACGAAGATGCAATCGCATTAGTACAAAATGCATTAGTAGGACTAATAGGAATTATTGGTGGATACTTTGCAGGAAAAGGAGATAAATAATGGCAACTAAAAAAATAGTAGAACCACCAAAGCAGGAGCACCCACAGAAAGCAATAACAAATATTCTAATGAGAATTCTTGCGGTATTTGCAGCATCAGGACTATCAGTCTTGGGAGCAGGAGCCGTAGTAGGAATTGACACAGTTCAGGCAGTTATGCTTGCAGGACTCTTAGGAGTAGCAACAGTTATTGAAAGACTGGCAAGGGCTTTTTTGGACGATGGAAGGCTATCATTAGCAGAAATAAATGATGCCTTTAAAACGGTAGATAAAAAGGCTAATTAGTCATTATTACCCCTAATTGACAGCCCTCTCTGGAAAATGGTATACTTGAGTATCACCTATCTGGAGAGGGCTTTGTAATGACTTGTATTGCAGTTGTACGACATGAAGATAAAATTTATATGGCTGGAGATCGTGGAGCATCAGATGATGGTACCATTCTAGCACTTGAAGCACCAAAGGTTTGGAAGATAGGTCCATACTTAATTGGATATGCTGGTGCAATGGACGGAGAAAGAATTCGTTACAACTTTAAACCAACTGCTCCAATCTTAAAAGATACTGACAAGCACATGCAAACAAAATTTATCAAAGAACTTCGTGAATTCTACAATGAGTTCTGGGTTGACACATCTAAAGATGGAGACCTTGGTTTGATCATTGCAGTTCGTGGAAACATATATGAACACAGTTCTGCAGATATGTCTTTATCTAAATACACACTTCCATATCTTGCTATGGGTTCTGGAGCAGAATATGCTTACGGTGTTTTATATGCAACAGATAAACAAAAAAATGCAAGAAATAGAGTAGTACAAGCAGTAAATGCTGCAATTAAATTTAACCCATCATGTATGGGGCCAGTTGATGTAGTTAGTATCTAGGAGTATACTTAAAGTATGAATCACACACACGATGATTTGTCACCTGAAGAACAAGAATTTGGTATCTGGTTGTCAAACGGTATTGATCGTGGTTGGGTAACACCACCATATTGCAATACCCATGATGGTGGATATGAATACATAGGTGAAGAAGAAGCAGAAGAATGGGAAGCAGGTGGCGACCCATGCCAACATGTCGTCAGATTGATGATATCGTAAAAATGAAAAGGAATAAAATGAAAAAGATCGTAGCACTAGCAGTAGTATTATTTTCAGTTGTAGTACCAGTTCAAGCAAATGGAGCAGACTCAAAGTCACTTGTCATTATTGATAGTTATTTTGATTCTAAGGTTTCGGGTTTAAATGTTTCATGCATTGTTGTAGAAACAAAATCTTCATGCACAGATGTTGTTACTATTACAAATTCAAGTATTGGAAATAACATTAATCATGGCAATGCAATGGTTGAAGTTGCAAAGCGTCAAAACCCAAGTATTAAAATTATTGCTCTTAGATCAGCACCAGCAAGTTCAAAGTCTGTTGCAGATGTAACACCAGTAATGTTTATTGAGGCTTTAAAATGGGTAGATAGTAATTCTCAAAATATTGGTGCAGTATCATTTTCAAGATACTTTAATAGTCCATCAAAGCCATGCATGCCATCATCTTCTGCACCATACACAGTTGATGCTGCAGATGCAATGATTAAATCCTTAATTAGTTCTCTTAACTCTAAGGGAATTCAAGTATTTGCCTCAGCAGGAAATACATTTGGAAGCACAAAGATTGACTATCCAGCGTGTCTTTCATCAGTCAATGCTGTAACTACACCAGGTTTTGCTGATTCAACATCAGTTAAATACTCTGCAAATCTTGTCAGACTACCTTTGATTGGTGACAACTTTTCATCAACACTGTTTAAGACTATTCCACTAACAACATCTTCTGCTACAGCATCTGTTGCAGCACAATATGTTTCTGTGGGATCTATTATTGGCAAGCCAGTAAAAGTAACAGCATAAAAGGTTTTGGGGTGTAACTCAGATGGTAGAGTGCCGAACTGTTAATTCGGATGTCGCAGGATCGATGCCTGCCACCTCAGCAAAGAGTGGTAAATTAATTGTTGGATCAATGCATATTGGTAATATTTCCGATATGTCTCAAAGAATGCTAGACTATTTTGTTAGTTCAGATGTTATTTTTAGTGATGATTCAGAGATTAATGCTATAAACATAATAAAACAACTTAAAATTAAAAAAGACATAGTTGTTTTAAAAAGCAAAGATTCAACATATGCTGATCCAGATCAAATCAAACTTTTCAAAGAATATATTGAATCTGGAAAAACAGTATTGCTTGTAGCATCAGAAGGTCTAATTGGGGTTGCAGATCCAGGAAGTCAGTTTATTCAGGAATGCATTAAAAATAACTTTGAGTATGTGGTTGTACCTGGACCAAACGCATTCCTTAATGCCTATGTAATTAGTGGCTTTGTTGGTGGAGATATCACTATATCGCATGGTATCCATACAGTTATAGAAAACTTAAAGAAACATAAGGATACTGCAGGGTCATTTGTAACACCACTATATGCGGATAATCTTATGGAAGTACTTGATTATTTAATTAAAAATTATAATTTTGAAAAAGTAAAAAAGCAGATTGCAATTTGCTGCAACATGACACTGCCTACAGAGTTTTCTGTGATTGGTGATATAGATTTTGTAGCAAACCATGATAAAATAAAACAAATAAATGATAACACAAGGATAGTTCTTGTTGTTAGTAACTTTATTATTAAGGATAATTAAATGCCAAATGATGATTTATCCAAAAATGGCATAGTTGGTTCTGAGTATTGGATTAATTCTGCTAACAAAAGTTTTTCTGATTTGGTTATAGGTAGTAGACTTTATCCAGAGTGGGGAGTCTCTGGTCATGTGTTTGATCAAAGTTACATTAATAAATTTTTAGTTCCAGTAAATAGGTATGCAGAAATATTTCATAATAAACCAGAGTTAATTGTTAATGATGATCATGTTGTTTTGCGTCAAAAAACTCACGCCGAAATTTGGGTTGAACCAAAGTACAATGGACTCTATGCACTTGACAAATGTTGGCAAAGACAGTTCTACCCATCGGAACTCGCCTACGATAAGCAAGATATTAGTTTTAATGCCTTGTATAAGTTTTATCTTCCATGGTTAATAAATAAAGATATTGAATGCAAAATATCAAATAATTTTGGTGATGAAACTGTATTTAATTTAATAACAGATACTGTTTATTTCAATAAGGTTGATTTTTCAAAACACATACTAGATACAAAATGGATACATTTTTTTATCAATAAAAGTGGTAAGCACATGAAAGATGAAAGATACGGCATTATAGACACAGGAACTCCTATATGTGATATAATTATAAAAGATTCAGAAACAATTGAGCAAATAAAGAAAGAATATAATGACTAATAAGGTAAAGTTTGTTCCAGCATCAAATGATCCTAAATTTATAGATATGTTGGTAGAGCCAGTAAGTGCAAGTAGGATGATTCCAGATTGGTATAAAGATCTTGTTGGTTACAAATATGGAACTAGCAATGATATGAAAAACCTCTTTCCAATTAATGATCGTGGCTCTGATGGCTCAGATGTTTCAACAAAACTTTGTGTACCATTCTTAGACTCAATGACTGCTGGGTACATTTACAGATTAGAGGATGACGTACATGTTGATTTTGATAATGACAATATGCCAGTTGTGTCATGGAAAAAAGATATTCCAATTATAGATAAAAGATTTAATGTTGATATGGCAATACCAAAAGATTGCCACCCCATACATTTTGGGTTTAAAATGAACTGGTACTATGAAACACCACCAGGATACTCAATACTAATCACTCACCCACTCAACCGTTTTGACTTGCCATTCTATGTACCATCTGGAATTGTAGATGCAGATGTTTGGGGTCTTCCAGTATTTATACCATTTTTTCTAAAAAGAGACTTTTTTGGTACAATAGAGCAGGGGACACCAATAATGCAAATGATACCAATCAAGAGAGATGATTGGGAAATCGACATAGATATGTCAAAGGAGTCTTATGAAAAACATAAGATTTTAGAAGAACAAAGAAGATCACATATTACTGCACACTATAAAAAGTTTGCATGGAATAAAAAGAGATATTAAGAAAAACTAAAGGGAGAAAAATGAATCACGACTTTTACAACATACCAAAACTATACAATAAGCCTCATAAGTTTTTTGAAAAGTTTTTAAATAATGATCTAGACAAGATGTCTAAATTCTTGCATAAGAAATATGATCAAATTGAGCAGGGTGAGGTTTTTGGCGTATCAAAATTGCATTCAGAGAAACAAGAATACTGGCTTGAGTCTGGAAGTATTTCTACAGTAAAGTGGAGAGAGTATAATGTTTTTCAGTTTCACAGCGAAGAAATATACAACCTTTATGTTGGAGTTAGGGATTTAGTAAAAGAAGCCTGTGAATATTACGGAATAGACTTCGCAAAAGAAAAATATATGATTCAGGGTTGGTTTAATATAAATCACTCAAAGGTTGGTAAACTTGACTGGCACGATCACGGTGGACCTTGGGCACCAAACTTTCATGGATACTACTGTGTTAAGGCAGAGCCATCATCAACATTCTATAAAATAGAAAATAAAGAAGAACTTATTTTTGAAAATAAGAATATTGACAACAGATTAATTATTTCTGAGATGGGGCACCCACATGCACAAGGAAATTGGGACTGGGATGGTCCAAGAATTACCGTTGCTTACGATATAATTCCTTTAAGATTTATTGAAAAAGCAGAAGAACAACACTACATTCCATTGGCATAATGAAAGAAATAGTAATATTTTTATATTCTTATAAAAATAATAACTTAATTGATATTGTTGCAAATATGGTAGACTCATATAGCAATAAAAATAGAATAAGACTTTATGTATATGACCAAAATAATATAGACAGGACGGCATATTTTAAAAATATACCCTCAGTAAAATATAGTCATATATATTGGGACTCTTATTTTCCAATTACAGAATATAGAAAAGATATAATAAAAAAGGATTACGACTACTATGTTGAGGTTTCGGATTCAGTAGAATTAAAAAAAGACTGGGACCTTTATCTGGTTGATAATTTTACAAATATTCCAAATGTTGTTTTTTCTGGAAACAAAGAAGCAAAGTTAATCACTGATGGCTTTTATGTAAAAAATTTAGGAGATTGTAGCAATTTTGTTTTTGAGACTAACTGGATAGATATGGATTTTATTGCAATAGATAAAAAAAATATTTCAAGTATGTTTGAATTTAACAACCAATCTTTAAAAAAATATGGACAGGATCTATTGTTAAGCCTAACTTTAATAAAAGATAATACTAAAATATTTTCTCTTGGAGATAAGGTTTATATTAATAAGGCAAAATTAAAAATAGATTATTTGCCATATTCTGAAAACCATAATTATAAAAAAATATATAAATATTTTAATACAGATGTTGCAAAAAGGTTTAACAGTATTCATAATATTATTATTGAAAATTTAAAAATAATGAAATTTGAAACCAATGATGTTGAGTATAAGTTTAGGACCCAGGACTTTAATCTAGATCGAAAGGGAACTGGAAGATTTCATAACGGCTATAATTCTATATATCACATAAATGATATAATGGTTGAGGAGGAAAAATGCACAGAATAAAAATAATAGAAAACTTTATTAGTCCAGAAGACGCAAAGACTTTGATCGATCAGCAGACAGATCCATTTGCAGAAAGAAATCCTTATCCCGCATACTATGCACAAAGATATGGAGGAACATCATTACCATATAATAAAATAGTTATGGATATAATGGTTAGGTATGGAAACATTTCAAATGAGGTACACAGACAAGACAATGGTTTTTTAAACCCAATATATGTATACAAATCATTTGGTTCACATTGGACAGAGGGCACTAAGGGAGAGTTGCATTTAGACGCTCAAGGCCCAGAACCTTTTATTGAGTGGAGCACAATAATGTATTTAAACCATGAATCTGAATACACTGGAGGAAAAATTTATTTCCCAAATCAAGGATTTGAGTATCAACCAAAGCAATATTCTGCAGTATTTTTTCCAAGTTCTGGAAGTGAATATATTCATGGCATTACAGAAGTAACAAGCGGTCATAGATTTACTGGCCTATACATGCATACAAGTTTGCCAAAACATGCAGATCCAGACTTTATGATAGGTGAAAAAAATCCTAAATGGATGGCAAGGGAGTACCATCTTGCAAAACTTTAATTTTGAGATATTAGATTTAGGATTAGTTTATTATAAAGATGTAATTAAAGATCCTAAATCAATTATAGAAAAAATAGAAAATCTAGACAAAATGTATGTTGAAGATGGTCAGTTGGAAGATACGTGTGTGGGTCCTTGGACAAAGTGGACGTATAACAATGGCTCAAATGAACTTATGTTTTGTTGGCAAAAACTTATTCCACAGGTAAAAGATATTTCTAGTTGTGACCCATACTTTAATGAACAGTTAAGTATATCTTCTGAATTATTTGGGGCGTTAGATTCAACATTAAAGCACTACTCAACTGCAATTTATCCATTTGCAGAAAAAAACATTAAGTCTAGAGAACACACAATGCATCTATTAAAATATGATGAAAGTGGACATCTTCCAGCCCATCAAGATCAGGGTGTCAGCAGTCGTGTTTTATCCGTGCTGCTTTACCTCAATGATGATTATGAAGGTGGAGAAATAGAATTTAAACATTCAGGAATTAAGTTTAAACCTGCTGCTGGTAGTATTTTGTTTTTCCCTTCAAATTTTTTATATGTTCATGAGGTGTATCCAGTTACAAAAGGTCCAAGATATGCTCTGCCAAACTGGTATCACAATATTGATTTTGACACTAAAAGATTATCCAATGGTGAAGAATGATAGTTCTTGGAATAAATGAAACATCGCATGATGCTTCTGTATCCTTAATTAAAGATGAAAAAATATTATTTGCAGGGCATGCTGAAAGATATAGTAAGCAAAAAAATGATTGGTATGTGAATGATAGTTTAATAAAAGATGCTTTACAGTACGGCAGACCAGATCACATTGCTTACTACGAAAAGCCCCTCCTAAAGGCCTCCAGACTGGCTTTAAGGGGTGGATCTGGGGAATGGAAGCCAAGGTTTGAACTTCCTGGTATTCCAAGAAAATCTTTTAGTCATCACTATTCCCATGCAGCAGCAGGTTACTACACCAGTGACTTTAATGATGCCGTGATTGTGGTCCTAGATGCTATTGGAGAATACAATACTTCTACAATTTGGACAGGTGAAGGAAATAAAATTAAGTTAAAATACAAGCAAAACTATCCAGTCAGTTTTGGATTATTTTATTCAGCCTTCACGCAGTTGATTGGACTTATGCCAAACCAAGAAGAATATATTATGATGGGTATGGCAGCATACGGAGACTGGACAAAGTATTACAAAAAGGTAGATGAATATTTTCCACATTACGATCAACAAAAATATAACCTTCATAAGGGAATTACTGACTGGGGATGGGTTTCAGAAGAAGATAAATTTGACATAGCAGCGTCAGTACAAATGGTATACGAGCAAAGGCTTAACGATTTTATGCGTATGGCACAAAGAATGACTGGTAAAAAGAATTTGGTTTTTATGGGTGGATGTGCGTTAAACTCTTCTGCAAATACTTTACTTTGGAAGATATTTGATATGATTTGGATCATGCCTAACCCTGGAGATGCTGGAAGTTCTTTGGGAGCAGCAGCAGCACTATATGGAAAACATATTGAGTGGAAAGATCCATACTTGGGGTACGATCTTGGTGGAGAGTATCCTGTTCAGCAAATTGTGGACGGTATATTAAAAGATGGAATTGTGGCAGTAGCATCAGGTAGAGCAGAATACGGTCCAAGAGCATTAGGAAATAGAAGTATTCTTGCAGATCCAAGAGATCCAAACATTAAAGATAAAGTTAATTTAATTAAACAAAGAGAGTTGTTTAGACCATTTGCTCCAGTAGTTATGGAGGAGTGTGCTTCTGAGTGGTTTGATATGGACTTTGCAAGCCCTTATATGCAGTACACAGTTAAATGTTTACAACCAGAAAAGATTCCATCTGTAGTCCATGCTGACGGTACATCTAGGGTGCAAACCGTAAACAAGCATCAGCATAGAGGTTTGTGGAGGACTATTAATAAGTTTTATCTTAAAACAGGTGTACCATTATTATTGAATACAAGTCTGAATATTAAGGGTCAACCTTTATTAAACGATAACAACGATATTTTAAATTGGGAAAAAGAATACGACTTTAAAATTTTAACAGGAATGGATTATAATAAATGACAGAAGTATTAAGCAAATATGATGGAACAAAAAATACTCATGGCTATATGTGTGAAGAATTTAAAAAGGATCATGATAGTAAACTACATGTAGTATATTTTGGATCTTCAGATCTAATGCATGACGATGAAACTTTTAAAAATGTTTGGCCATTTAGACTAGACAAACTACTAAGAAAGCATACTTTAGTTTCTGATTTTTTTGCATTAGATGATAAAGATATATACTATAAAAATGTTATAAAAAATGCAAAAGAATATTTTGCTGAATATTCTCCAGATGTTATTTTTATTTTGTTTTCAGAAGTACAAAATTCTGATTTTATTTTTGAAGACTTTATTAATAGTTTAGTAGAACTTGAAAATAAGTTTAAAGATATAAAGTTTTATTGGACTTGTTCAGATAATCAGCAGTATGATGGGCCTATTAATCTAGATAAAGAAGTAAAAAATTACATTGCTGAAAATCCGAATACTTTATATCAGTATGTCGATACAAGATTTCAAGAGCCAAAACTAGGTCAAATAAATTATTTAATAAATAAGCACCCACATCTAACCATTAAAAAGGACAATGGAGACCAAGGTACTGTTTATCAGTCTTTCTGGGCCAATCGCTTTAATACAAGATACCTTGAAGATTTAAACAAAGTTTGATATAATTATATAGGAAAGGGGAGAATAAAATGTCAGTAAAAGGTAGTCTAGAAGCAATCGTTGAGGTTGCAAAGAAAGAAGTGGGCACAATTGAAGGCCCTAAAGATAATGAAACAAAGTACGGTGCATGGATGAAGGTTAACTTCCAACCATGGTGCCAATCATTCGTTTCATGGTGTGCATTTACAGCGGGAGTAAAATCATTTCCTAAGTCTGCATCAACCGTAGCAGCATCAGATCAGTTTAAGAAAGAGGGTCGATGGGCAGATGCTCGTAATGACGATCCAACACCAGGAGACTGGATCTATTTTGATTTCCCAGAAGATGGCGTAAATCGTATTTCGCATGTTGGTCTTTGCATTAAGAACAATGGCGATGGAACAATCCAAGTTATTGAAGGAAACACTTCAGGGACTGCAAAGGGAGATCAGCGCAACGGAGGAATGTGCGTAGAGAAGACTCGTGGTTATGTAAAGAATAACAAGAAGAAGTTAGTTAATGCTGTAGTTGGTTGGGGTCGTCCAGTATATGTTGGAGAAGAAGATGCTCCATTGTTAAGCAAGGTTAAGTAATGGAATCAACAAAAAGAACTTTACTTAAAACAGCAAGTTGGGAAACCTTTCACCTAGTTGGTGTCGCTGGAGTCATTTATTTATTTACTGGCGAATGGGAGTACGCAAGTCTTGGTGCCCTTATTTATATTGGATGGGAAGCCCTTGGATACTTCTTACATGAAAGAGTCTGGGCTAAATTTGGAAAGGGGATTAAATAATGCGTATTAAAATTATTAAGTTTGTTGTAAAGGCACTTGGTTATGAGTGGGGTGGAGATGCACTTAAAGCCCCAGTCTGGACAGTAAAAGCAAAGAAGAAGTAATTGTCAAAATATTTCACCACCACTGATATTATTTTTAATTCTGTACCAAGATCTGGTAATAATTTTTTAGCAGAGTGTATCGATAGTGCACTGACCAAAAATATTAAGAATGAAAATAATTTAAAAAAATTAACAAATAAAACACTTGTTTTAGATACAAATAAAACATTTATTTTGCACCCATTTTTTCACATACCATCTATGCTAAAGTTGGAGCAGTCTGATAGTTTTATTCAGTTTACAAATGTAAGAAGTCCAATGGAGGTTATCAAATCTTATTGTTTTATTGCACTCTCTAACTCACAAGACGATAAAACAATAGAGGATGTGCTAAATGGAGCACACCATAATTTTAAAGGAATTATCAAGAGTATAACTGAAAACTATTTAGATTATTTAACTATTCAAATAGAAAATAAAAATGCTTTTGTAATTGAGTTTGATAAATTAGTTAATGATCCAGATAGTATAATTACTTTTGTTTTATCAAAAATAAATATGCACTATGAAAACAAAATTTCATCAGAAGAGGTGAAAGATGTAATTAAAAATAGAGATGCTAAAACTTTTGGTAGTCTATCAAATCAAGAAGTTGCAAAGATGAAGCATCATGGCCCCCATGATATTCAAAAAACAAAAATGTATGAAACTTTAACTAAGCAAATAGAAGAAGAAGAAGATTTTTCAAAATTACAAGAACTTTACATGGAGGTTTCTAGTGGCAGTATATGAGTATGATTGCATGCCTTGTGCACAAAGGTATATTAAAGAAAGGTCTATTAAGGATGGTGATCCTGGGTACAATTGTGAAACTTGCAATTCTCCTTTAGTTCGTGTATACTCTAATGTAGGAGCAGTTTTTAACGGTTCTGGTTTTTATTCCACCGATAATAGAAAGAGGTAGTATACTATGAATACAATGATTTCAGAAGACTCAAAACTGTGGATGCTAGACGCCACAGACAGATGCGACTCTTGTTCTGCACAGGCGTATGTAAAGGTAATTGGAAAATCTGGAGGACTACTCTTTTGTTCCCATCATTATAATAAAATCATGGATAATGCTGTTGGTTATGCAAAAATGATGAGTTTTATGGTAGAAGTTGTTGATGAAAGATCTAGATTAAGTGAGTGATTTCTTTATTGAAGATGATTCTTTTTTAACCAAAGAAGAGCAGGATGAGTTTTTAAGAAGAATATTCTCTGATCAAAGTTTTTTGTATGGAAAAATTAATTGGATTCCTGAATATGTTCCAGAGATAATTGATTTTCAAAAAACCAAAGATAAATCTTGGCAATGGAAAAATGCACCAACAGTATATATGCAAGATCAAAAATCTGAACCATATTTTCAAATTGTTTCCAGATTAGATTTTGATATTGTAAAAGATGTTTTTGAAAAGTTTTGCTTTAAGCACAACATAAAATATGACAAAATTATAAGAAGTAAAATTAACATAGCAACAAGATCTTATAAAGAAAAAGATTCTAGAAATTATCCCCATGTTGATTCAATAGAAGACCATATGGTTTTTCTTTATTACTTTAATGATTCGGATGGAGTAACAGAAGTATACGATAAAAAAATACTTGATGTTTTAAAAACTGCTGGCAATTTTGGTGAGTTGAAGGTTTTAAATTCAATTTCTCCAACTGCTGGCAAGGGCGTTGTTTTTGATGGAAAAAAGTTGCATACTGGGTTTTCACCAAAAGAAAATGATTTGAGAATTTTATTAAATATTTGTTTTACACTAAATAAAAATGGAGAATAAAAATGTATGAATACTATGTAAGAAAAGTAGAGAATGTCGTAGATGGAGATACCATTGATGTTCTTATTGATTTAGGGTTTGATATTTTATTTCAATCCCGTGTAAGATTGGCTGGTATTGACACACCTGAGTCTCGTACAAAAGACCTTGCTGAAAAGGCTCTTGGTCTTGAGGCCAAAGAGTACCTAAAGAAGGCTTTAAAAGATGCCAAGTCTGTTGTGATTAAGACTGAAAAGATGGACTCATCTGAAAAGTATGGTCGCATTTTAGGTTGGGTATATGTAGATGGAAACACAGTATCTCTTAATGACATGATGATTAACGACGGTTATGCATGGGGATACCTAGGAGATACCAAGGTTAAAGATTTTGGAGCGCTTGCAAAAGCAAGAAAGAAATCTGGTAAGTGATTAATCCTAAAACAGAAGCCATGATAGAGCATTTGCTAAATCAAGGTGCCATATCAATGCATAGCATCGATGCAAATGGCGAAATGTTATACTCTGTTACGGATAAACTAAAGTTGGTAAATCCAGAACTTTATGAAGATTTAAAGGATCAATATGAGCATCACATGTTTAAACTAATTGATCTTGGTCCCAAAACAATGAAATGGAAAATAAGATAATGAAGCATATTCTTTACTTTGCAGCAGATTGGTGCAATCCATGTGCAAGAACAAAGCCATTTGCAGAAGAATTAATTAAGGAAGGGTACAACATTAAGTTTGTTGATGCCGATCTTGAGGGTCAACTTGTTAAAGATTTAGAGGTAAAAAGTATTCCAACTTTTATATTATTTAAAGACAGCCAAGAGGTTTCAAGAATGAATGGTGCAAAAAACAAACAACAACTTTTAGATTTTTGGGGTCAGATTTGAGCGAAGACAGTTTTATGGAAGAACTAATCTTAAATGGAAGTCTGGAGTTTTCTGGAATAGATCAAGAATCTGGAGAAGTTCTATATAGGTTTACAGATAAACTTAAACATTTTTCTCCAGAATTACATAATGAGTCAAATCTATATTTTACTCAGGAAATGATGGAGTTATGGGAATATGGTTTTATTGAGATGGATATTACTAAAAAAAATCCAATCGTCAGTGTTACAGAAAAAGCATTGAATGATGCGGAGATTCAAAACTTAAAAACAAGTAATAGGTTAACTCTTAAAGAGATTATAAAATTTTTAAAATCAAAAAAGTAGTATAATGTATTTAGGAGAAAAATGGAATACCTACTTGGATCTTTTACTACTTTTGCCTTACTAATATTTTTTAGCATGTTATTTAAAAATAGTATAAATAAAAATAACATAAATAAAAATAATGTTAAGTATAGTCAAAGCCATATTTTTATGTACATCAGACCGCTTTTGCCAGATATGTCAAATATAAAAAAAATAAAAAATACTCAATCGCTTAATTATCAAAGAAAGATCAATGTTAAGGTAATCATACTTGATAACTATGCCTATTGGATTAAAGAAAATCAGTTTTACAAGGCAGAGATGGTAAACAATTTAATAGATCCAGACACCACAACTACAGTTGACACAATAGGTATGGATAGTATACAATTAGATAAGATGTTGTTTATAATGGATAAACTTAGAGAAGGGTTAGACAATGATAGTGGGAGTACAGGGAACAGGTAGTTTTGATGACTACCAGGTTTTCCTTAGAGCAATTGGTGTTGCTCTTTCAAATCTTACAGATCAGGATCAAAACTTTTACATTTATTCTGCTGGTCCAGCAAACATCAATTCAATGGTAAGTGAGTTTGTAAATCTATCTGAACGAAGCATGAAGTCTCGTGGTAAAAAGATTAAGATGTATAAAGTTGCACCATCTTGGATAAGTGAAAATTTTGAAGAGTTTAACTATTTTGCTTTTTTGTCAAAGCCAAATGAGCAAAAGACAAAACTAGTATATGAAGCACAAGAAAAAAATATTGAAACAGGAATATTTAACTACTAGAGGGATAGAAATGAAGATTACAGAACTAGAAAAGATGGAAACCATAGTAAAGAACAATAAGTTTCTTACTTGGGACGGGTGGACAGTTGTTAGCATGCATCCTGCAGATAGTGCAAGGACTGCTAAAAATGGTAAATACTTTGATGGAAAGTGGAGCATTTCAAAAAGATTTGAACCAAACAGAGATGGCTGGGATATACCAGACAAGTTTGTTAGGTAAAAATGAATAGACATGCATGGAAAGATGATGGGGCTTGTTTTGAATATGATACAAATATATTTTTTGAAAAATATGAAGATGAAGTTGATTTGAGGTTAGCAATAGACAAGTTGTGTTCTAGTTGCCCTGTTTCAAAAACTTGTTTTGCACATGGCATCTCTGGAAAAGAGTGGGGTGTGTGGGGCGGTATATATTTAGAAAATGGTACTATTTCAAAAGAGTTTAATTCTCATAAAGAAAAACAAGACTGGACCAATACCTGGCAATATTTAACGATGGATAAATAATATGTGGTCATGGATATTAGCAGTAATAGGTGTTTGTGGAATTTTTTTAGTTGGCCAAAAAACAATATGGGGCTGGGTAGTTCTTTGTGTTAATGAAGTATTATGGATTGCCTATGGGCTATCTACCAAACAGTATGGCTTCATCGCCATGGCTATTGCTTATGCTACAATATACATAAGATCTTACATACATTGGAGAAAAGAAGAATGATCATTCAGTTTATTGGGCTACCAGGCTCAGGCAAGACAACAATTGCAGATGCAGTTAAAGAAAGAACAAACGGCATACATGTTAATGCTGACCAGGTACGGGCTGGTTTAAATAAAGATTTGGGGTTTAGCCCAGAAGACAGAATTGAGCAAGCACGAAGAATGGGAGAACTTGCCAGACTTCTTGAAAAGATTCAAGACAAGCCAGTTATTGTTGACTTTGTTTGTCCAACAAAAGAAACTCGTGAGGCTTTTGGTGAGGCAGATGTTGTTGTGTGGATGGATACCATTCAAGAAGGTCGTTTTGAAGATACAAATAAGTTATGGGAAGATCCAGAACACTATGATCATAGAATAATTAATACTGGTGATGATTATGAAGATGCAATTCCAACAAGAGCAATCACAGTTATTCGTAAATTTGGAATGTTTGACTGGAAAGAAAACACAGTTCTTTTATTAGGTCGCTATCAACCATGGCATGAAGGCCATAGAGCATTGTATGATGAGGCTGCTAAGCGCAATACCCAGGTTGTAATTGGTGTAAGACATACAGTTGGAATGTCAGAGAAAGATCCTTTGCACTTTGAAGAAGTTCGTGATTATATCCATCAGGATATGCCTACAGCAAATGTTATCAAGGTTCCTAACATTACTAACATAGTTTATGGTCGTGATGTAGGATACAAGATTGAGCAAGTAGATTTGGGGGCAGACATTCATGCTATTTCGGCTACGCAAAAACGTAAAGAGATGGGTATCTAAAATCTGCGACTGGATTACTAAAGATAATAATGTGGAGTGGCCATCATGAAAGTAACCAAACAAAGATCAGCGCTAAAAGCAATCACTTGGCGTATTATTGGAACGGCAGATACCTTTGTATTGTCATACTTTATAACACATAAGGCAATTACTGCTGCATCAATTGCAGGGTTTGAAGTACTAACAAAGACAATACTTTACTACTTCCATGAGCGTGGTTGGAATAAAGTTAAATGGGGTAGAAAGTAATGTATACAGATCAAATGAAAAGAGCATTTCGCTCCATTCATGCACCTAAAAACTTTAATGTTACTTTGGTTGATAATGATAATTTTATTACTGTAAAAGCCAGTGAGCCAGAGTTTATGAGGCTAACAGTTGAAGATCGTGTTGCTGCCGTAGAATATATGATTCGTGTAAAAAAAGCCTTAGAGGATAATGGTGCAATAGTACTACTTGTGAGAGAGGGAGGAAAAGAACTATGATTTTTGATTATATTGTTTTTACTGTATTTATTTCTGTTTTTATTTTTTTAATTTTTCAATTGTTTATAACAAGATTTAAATCAATAAAAACAAAAAATGAACTAACTCAATCAAATTTAGATAAAGCAATAATTCTTGATAGAATGAAAATTGAAAATAGTAAATCTTTTTTAAACTTTGTTGAAGGTTCAAGACAAGATGCATTTAAATACATAGAAGAAGTTCAGAGTGGCCTAAACAAGTTTATTAATGATGTTGAGCCAGAAATTAAATATTTTAGGGAATATAGCGATCTTACTGCAATGGGTCCAAACTATTACTCTATGAAAAAGATTGTTGATTCTTATGACCAGTTAAAGCAATTACTACCAAAGGAAGATTAATGAAAGACATTATTTTATCAACAATAACAGGTTTTGGGTGCGGTGCCGTGTTCGCAGCATTCAAATTGCCAGTGCCAGCACCACCAATTTTTGCGGGACTCGCAGGAATTATTGGTATTTGGCTTGGTGCAACAATACTAACACAGATTATATCCTAGGAGGAATAAAATGAATACAGAACAAATTAAGGCTATCTTGGCATCATACGGACGATCAGTACTGGGTGCAGCACTTGCACTATACATGTCTGGCGTCACTGATCCAAAGACTCTTGCATACTCATTGGTTGCTGCAATCGCACCAGTAGCATTGAGAGCAGTTAATCCAAATGACACAGCATTTGGTCGTCTTCCAGAAGTAGCAGAAGTAGATGCTGCAGTAAAGAAGGCAACAGTTAAGAAGGCTCCAGCCCGTAAGAAGGCAGCAGTAAAGAAGGCTGCACCAAAGAAGTAATATAAAAATAAAATAGGCTAGGAGAATAAAAACTCTTAGCCTATTTTTTATTTAATTTCTGAGATATACTTTAAATCTGTTTTATAAGGATTTGGAAGATCTTTAAGTCTTTCGTTTCTTTCTTTTTGTGTTATATTTGAAAGAAAAGACACGATTGTGTATCTTGGATTTCCAGCACCAATATCGGTTATCCTATGTTCGTAAATATATGAAGATGGGAATATTATAAGTTGATTTGCTTTTGGTTTAACCTTTACACCAAAATGAATGAATTCAAGTTCTCCACCTTCGTAATCATCGTTTGGATAATACACCATGGATATTGTTCTTGGAGTTCCATAAGAGTCATCAGGGTGCATTCCAAAATAATCTCCATCAGTGTACTTGCTGATTCTCCACTCTTCCCTACTTTTTGGATCTAAATCATAATGCCATAAATAAGAGTCTATAACTTCCTCAAAAGCGTTAGCAATAAGTGCAGCACCTTGAGGATCTTGATGTCTTTTTACCCATGTGCTTACTCCACGCTTCCCAACCTCTTTTGGAATCTTATTACCCTCAGAGTCAACAATATAATCTTCTCTAACAAAAGATCCCTTGTCTTCTAGTTGCTTCATGAAATCCATTCCTTGATCCCAAACATTATCATAGATGTGTACTCCAGGGGCAAGCAACGTATATTTAAATTTATTAAAATTTCTACTTTCTGTAATGCTATTTTTTTCATTTTCAAGTTTACGTGAATCCATTTGTTCTCCTCTGATAGATCAAAACTTAATTCAATTATAGCATATGATATAATAGTATAGGACTTTTCCGAATAGGAAAAATGTCGGGGGAGACAGCGACACTAAATAACTGGTATAGTCCTGAGCATGACTGTAAAAAACTGCTCACTTACTATGCTATAATGATAAGCATGGAAGAACTAATTAATACCCTTAAGGTCCTGCTTGCAGATAATATTACCCTTAAACTGAAGGCTCATGGGTATCACTGGAATGTAGAAGGCGATGATTTTGTTCAATTCCACGAACTTTTTGAAAATATTTATACAGACTACGATCAAGCAACAGACACCTATGCTGAATGGCTTCGTAAGTTAGATACATATGCACCATTTAAACTATCAAGATTTATTGTATTAAATGAAGTTGGAGAGCCTGATGTTACTTCAGATCCAATGATGATGTCTGCAGATTTACTTATGGCTAATGATATGGTTCTTGCAAAACTTACAGATGCTGTTGATCTTGCTACACAAAATAGACAACATGCAATTGCAAACTTCTTTGCAGAACGCATGGACATGCACCAGAGATGGCACTGGATGCTTACTGCATCACTTAAAGAAGTTGGAAACGACTAATATTATGATAAAAGAAGGAGATTTTGTTATGGGTTCAACATCAGAGGGTGTTGTTCATGGTGTAGTTGAACACATAATGACAGAGGGTGGAATTTACGGTACACCTGGAACAGAGTATGCAATTCAGTCTATGCCACCAGAGAACCCAGCAATGGCTGTTAGAATTTATAAAGAAGAAAACGGTAAATGGGAACCAACAGCATACAGTATTGGAATGATGTACAAGGATGCTACAAAAGTAGAAATGGAAAACCACACAATGGACTCAGAAATAGGAATGGCAATGTTTGATGCTCAGATGGGCAAAGCAGATGATTCAATGATGCCAACAAATACATATCAAGGTAAAGAGTATGATGGTTGTGGATGTCCGACATGTAAAGAACTAAATGTAAATTGTGAAAACTGTCCTGTTTGTCAAGCAAATGAAATGAAAAGTGATTGTTGTGCTGATCTAAATAAGCAAGCACCTTGTTGGGATGGATATGTACAAAGAGGAATGAAACCAGGAGATAATGGTAAACCAGTTCCTAACTGTGTTCCTGATGCAAAAGCAGATGATCTGTTTGAAGATGATGACACAGTTGAATATGATACAGATACAGTTTCAAAGGCAGATGGATACTCACCACCAGCAGGAGCAAGATCTGCTGCTCGTAGAGCAATTAAGTTTAAGGAAGATGGAAAAGCAAATGGTGCTGGAACATCTGTAGGTTGGACTCGTGCAGGGCAGTTAGCAAGAGGAGAATCAATCTCTCTTAGTACTGTTAAGAGGATGTACTCATACTTCTCACGCCATGAAGTAGACAAGAAAGGTAAGGACTGGGGTAACTCAGCAAACCCATCTAACGGATACATCATGTGGTTAGCATGGGGTGGAGACGCAGGATTCTCTTGGTCAAGATCAATAGTTAATCGTGAAAAGGATAAGGCCTTATTTGCTGATTTTGGAAAAGATTACACAAGAGTTAACACAGAAAGACACTCACTATAATGCCAAAGAAAAAAGCGGGATCATTTAATGATACTCAAATCAAAGATGGTTGGATTGTTAAGATGCGTAAAGATGGAACTATTAAAGCAAAGATTGAACGCTATTTTGATCGAACAACACAGTTAAAACCAAAATCTGAAAGATAATTAATATATATATTTTTCTTGTTTTTTGATCTGTTTTTCTATTTTTTTAAATCTGTACCAAACAATTATTTTATTAATTAATTTCAATTCCAAACCTCCTTAATTCTTTTACAAAAGAATTCAACCAATACTCGTGAGATAAAACACCAGCATGACCATCTCTTCTTTTAATATCATATCTTTCTAAAATTCCGTTTGGTCTTTTATCTTTTATCATCTTCATATACTCTTCATGATTCATTTCAAAAAAATCTTCATGCTGATTAAATAATTTTATGTTATGATTATCTGAATAATCCCATGTAGACCATAAAATTTTAACATTGTTTTTTTTGCAATATTCTATAAAAATTTTCCAACCTAATGAAAAATTTAAAAACTCTTCGTGATAATCTTCAATTGTTGCTGGTTGATCATCTACAATACTTTTTGGTTCAGGTTCATTTATATTTCCATCATCTTTATATCTTTGAATATATAGATAATCATTATTGTGCCAAATAAAATGTCTGGTTATATTAGGCATTAAAACAAAAAGATAGTCTGGAAATCCATATTTTTTTGAATATGCCATAAAGTTTGCAATTATTTTTTGCCACCCATAGCCAGATCTAGCAATAGAATAAAAGCCATCTGTTAAGTTATTTAATTGAAGTTTATCATGAAGCATCTTTGACCAAACAGTATCTAACGAACTTCCAACCCCTTCAGTTTGTGAGCAACCAGCAAAAAGTATGTGCTTGCCTGGGGTATGTTTATCTGTAAAATCATCTGATCTAAAACCATCTTTATTAAAATTATATTCTATAGTAAAATCATCTTCGGCTCTTTCTATTGGTAAAAGTGTATAATTCCTGTTACCTTGATGCTCCTGCATATTCATCCAAGTTATATCAAACTCATAATTAAATATGTCGTTTGCATTTAAATAAACTTTATTTTTTAAATCATAGTTTTCTATCATTAAAAATCCTTTGTAAGATATATATCATTAAAACTATAATTCTGTAAAGCCAATGCTTTAACAGACCAATTTTTATTATTATTTAAGAACCAATTAACAGAAAAATAAGTTCCATAAAAATCATCCCAATTCATTCCGTCATAAATTAAATAGTCATTTATTCCAATTATTCCACCAACTTTGACATGCTTTGATATTTCATCAAGCATTATCTTTGTATGTTCTCTATCGTTGTGTGTATCAAAATATATATAATCAAAATCTTTATCTTGGTTTGGCAAAGTATTTTCTGCTTCTCCCTTAATAATGTAAACATTTTTATATTTAGAAAATTCATCTTTAATATATTTTTCATGGGTTTCTGGTGTAAAAAGAATTGTATGCTTTGTTGGCTCGCATTGACAGGATCCAGTTCTAATCCAACTCCAACATCTTGAGTCAATTGAATATCTATCTAAAAGCCATATCTCATTTGGTTCACATATATCGGCTATTAGTTTTGAATAATATCCCCAAGAAACACCAATCTCCATATATTTAATATTTTTAGGTAAATGCTTTATGTATTCTTCTCTAGAAGAAAATATTTTTGCATTATTTAACTGATCCTGGGATATTAATGGGGTATGCTCAATTTGATCATCTTGTAATTTTTTAAGACTTCCATCATCATTAAATCCATTTACTGGTATTTTTGGCATATGCCCTCCGTTAAAAGTATATCATGTTGTACCCCTGGCAAGAATCGAACTTGCGACGCATGGCTTAGAAGTCCATCGTTCTGTCCACTGAACTACAGAGGTGTAATAGGTTTATAAGGGCTTGAGAGGCCCCTGTCCTGCCGTTAGACGATCTAGGAATGATATTGTATCTCCAACGGGATTCGAACCCGTGTTGCCACCGTGAAAGGGTGGAGTCCTAGGCCACTAGACCATGGAGACTTGGAGCGGATGATGAGAATCGAACTCACCCCTTCTGCTTGGAAGGCAGAGGCACTACCAATATGCAACATCCGCATCGTACACCAGGTAGGACTTGAACCTACGATAGCCGAATTATGAGTTCGGTGCCTTAACCAACTTGGCTACTGGTGCATGTAATTAAGATATTAATATGCCAAGCAATATGCCAACAAGAAAAGAAAAGCACCCAATTGTCCAATGATAATATCTAATTAAATAATTTTTAATTATTTTGTCTTTAATGTTATCTGGAATATCCTCAATATTGATTTCTTTTACCATGTAATTAGTATACATCAAATCAGTGGTTAAGTCAACTTATAGCAAATTTTTTATTAATTAATTCATCATACATTTTATTAATTTTGTATAAGTCTACATTGTTTAAAATGACATCCCTTACCTTTTCATAACTTTCAACTTCTTTTGCAGATGCAAAAAAAACATTTGGCATGGGACTAACCTTTACAATATCTTTATTGTTTAATTGAACATCATTATTTTTTGCCAAATAACTAAAAAGTTCTTTAGGTTTTAAAGTCAAATCATTAAAATCAAATATACTTACATGTTCGTTTTCTTTTATTGAATTATAAAAATTTTCCAGCAAGTCTATACGCTTTATTGATCTATATTCAATTCTATTTACACTTTCTACATTTTTCATCATCTCTAATGTAACCTCAGAAGATATCAAATCAATTGGGTTTCTAATTATTGAAAAATGAAACAAACTTTTATTATTTAAAAATTTTTGAATACCATTTCCTGTTGCATATGAAACAATAAGGCTACTTGGAAATAATATCTTAGAATTTTTTATAAAAAATGTTGTTCCAGATCTTGGATAATAACTTAGATGAATTTGTTTTGATTTCATATTATTTTAAAGTTTCCCCACCGTGACCATCTAATTATTTTCATTTTTTCTGGTTTATCGTCTATCTCTTCATGATTCCATTCTGGCAGCGGTATATTATATGCTTTTTGCAATGCTTCTTCTTCGCTGTCTGCATAAATATCTATATTGTAGTTATCTTGAAGGGTTGCTTTAATAGTATATTTGTTTCTACCTTCTTGTTTTTTAATTTTAGGGTAATAATATATCTTATACTGTTTAGTTAATTCGTTAGTATTATATTGATTTGATATCATAAAACCAATTTCAGATGGGAAAGTTAAAAAGTCCCCCTCATCCGCATCATGGTATATCCTGGGATTACAGTTAAAGATTATTTTAAATCCTTTTAGTGGCAACAATACATTTACCCAGTTTGGTAAATCATCAGAACTTTCAAGACTAAAAGAAAAATCTTTATATTTAGCAGTTAGAGATCCAATGATTACTTGCAAAACGGCAGATTCATTTGTTAAATCTTCTTTTGAAAAACAATTTTTTGCAATAACTATATTTTTGTTATCTGTTCCACTAATCTTAATGTCATGCATCTTGTAGATACCTAACCTCATCAATTATTTTATATTTAAGTGCAATGTTAATCATTTCATCAGAATAACTTCCAACTTCAGGTTTTGCAGAAAAATAAACAACATAATATATGTCGTTAAATGTTTTTATTAAAGCACCATTGGCAATTGCTTTTTTTACATTATCTGTTCTTTGCGCCCCAGGTCTTTTGCCTTCCCCTGCTTTTCCGCCCTTTGCCTCTATATATTCAAAACGGGTATCTGAATGTACTCTAAAATCTACTTCGCACCCAGAACCAGCAAAATAATAATCTCGATCAATAGTATTAAATCCACGACCAAGTAGGTCTTGGTAAACAAGTTCTTCAAATTCATCCCCAATTCTTTTAGATTCAGATTGAAAGTAGTTATTCTTTTCGTTAATCATATAATCAGTATACCCTACTTGGCAGGTTATGTCAAAACAGATGATATAATAATCTCATGGTAGCACCAAGAGGAATATTCGGAGCAGGAACAGTAACAGGCTCAGGTAACATTAATGGAAATCCATTACAGTCATGGTCATTTAACTTTACTGCAAACAATCAAGATGCAATATTTGATGGCGTAGTCCTTAGTTGGCAAAATTTTTCAGCCCCTTCTTATATAATGGATCACATGCCTACTGGAGAAAACACAATAATCACAATCTCTGGTTTGACTAACGCAGGTATGGCTTTTAACGGAATGCAATTCCAGGTTATAAATTCAGGTATTTCTTTAATTCCAGGAGTAAACAACTATGGAGAAGTTCCTGGCACAGATCTTTCATTCCCACAATGGCAAGCAAACTGGGGATTAACAGGAAACAGTGTCCTACTGTATGACGGCTTCACGATTAGTTGGTATGCATAATGGCGCTTCCACCAAATTACCAAGGCGCTTATAACAACGGCGCAGCCTATCCATTAGGCGCAGTAGTTCTTACAGATGGCAACCCATACGGAATTAACGGAGCATACTACATCAGAGTTACAAATGGTGGAAACCCAGGATATGCTCCAGGGTATACAAACAACTGGGAAATATACACTATGCCTAAAGGTATAGACGGCGCTGGATCAGTAACTGGTTCTGGCAGTATTGCTTAATCTTTATTCCATCTTTCCATATCAAATTCGTAATAAGTTCCCCACCACTCGTAAGGTTTGTTAAGATACTTCCACATTTTTGCGTGGTATTTATAACGAAATCCTAAATTACTATCTAAAGACTCATCTAAATCAATAGCCTTAACTAAATGATTACCAGCATATCCACCAAGGAAATTGCCTATCCATCGTAATGGCCAGACCTTGGTTCTTTCAATCTTTGTCAAATGATTTATCATCTTTAGGTACCCATATTTTCTTTCCATCTTTCCAAACAGGCCAATAGCCAAGGCTGCGCCAGTCCATTTGAAAGATCTTTGGTTCTTTAATCTTGATCAACCTTATATGTCATAGCAATATAGCATGCTACATATCCCATAATAAAAGCGGGAATTAAAAATAATGAATGAATCATAACTTACCTCCTTTATATCTATTATATACTAAAGCGCACAAGAAGTCAATTATAGCGGTTACTATAGATTAAGAAACAAGATAGTTGGTCATATGGCATTGACAAAAACCAACAACTTCGTATTGTCCCTCTGATACCTCATCAACATCGTCATATTTGGCAGGTAGATCGCAACTATTACATTTTTCTATATTTTTATCCATAGTTAAATTATAACATACTTGTATTTTAAAGCATCTAATAAATATAGTCTTTTTTCTTTTTATTTTTCTTTAATATGGACCTAATAAGTCTTTCTAAATAAAATAGTATAAATTTCATGAATAAATCTTATCATATTCATTAAGAAATAGTTCGTAGTAGTGAATTTGTCTATGTGCGCCAATATGGGGCAAACTTGATAACTCTATATCCATACCATGAAGCCATGCGTACTGCTCTAATTCGTTACATGGTGTGTGACAATCCTTAGATCCATTAAACACCTCAACAATACCATCTCTAACCCATAAAGCAGAATCAGACTTAACATATCCACTGTAACTGTTGTTATGTGGTAAGCCATCCATAATGAAATCATCTGTTGGATCCCAAAAAGCATATTTAAAAATAATATTATTAGAAACGCAGTATTGCTCAAAGTTTAAAATATATTTTAGTGACAATAGAGTTGGCAGTTTTGAGGTTATAACCTCTTCCAACTTATGTGGTTTTTGTGAATATTTTGGTAAATCCCCCTGAGTTGGAACAGCAGTATCTCTTGCAAAATCAAAACCATGTCTTCCAACAAAAACACTCCTATCTGTCCAAACATTCATTCTTGCTAAACTTGGAAATAAACAAAATAATACTTTTGGCTTACCAAATTTGTCAAAGTATGCGATTAGATTATCTATGATTGTTGTTATGGCACCATTGCTAATACCAAGGTTTCGTGTCTCGATCTGCTTTGCTTTTGCAATACGGTTGCCCCAAATCAAAGACTCGTCAATACCCCATCCCCAAGTATGAGAGCATCCAGAAAAAATAAAGTCTGGTGTTCTACCAAACTCTTGTGTGCGAAATCCAAGGGAATTTGTGATGTACTTTGTATTAGGATCAATCGTGATCTTTGGGCCAAATGGCATACCATATCCATTAAGTACTCCAGTGCTATACATCTCTAAGCGAAGCATATTTAGTATGTTCGAATCTTTTTGCATATTTTAATTATAGCATTCTTAATTATTTCAAGGTATGTAAAGTATAATAGTGCTATGAATGAAGCAATCCTATATATCATTTATAGCCCTACACACAAGGCTATTAAGATAGGCATATCAGATATATCAGGTAAGAGGTTTGCTACACATAGGAACAAAGGGTGGAAATTGGTTTGTTATTGGCATTTTTTTGAGCGGGATAAGGCAAGAGCAGTAGAATCCCTAGTAATACAAACACTAAGAAAGAAACATGCAGTATTCCTTAGTAAAGAAGATATGCCTCAAAATGGATACACTGAAACATTCTCATCAAAACAAATCAAGAAAAAATCATTGATTCGATTAGTAAATAAAACTATTAAAACTTTATAGTTTTTAGAAGTGCTTCTTCATATAAAATGTTTGCTTCATCAAAAATACTAGAATGTTTTAGTGCAAAATTATATGAATCTTCATAACTTTTGTGCATTTTTAAAGATCCATGTAAACCTTCTGGTTCTACTAACTCTTTATCACTGAAGTCTAAATCTGTAATCGCTGATATAACTCTATGAGGTTGAGACGCTAGATCATTAAAATCAAACTTAAGCACTTCGTCAATTGAACACGGCAGAATGTGTCTTGAATACCTTGCAGCAGATTTTATTAAAGCATCTTCGTTTATTTGAACTTCTTCTTCTTTATTTGCAAAACTATGTATCAATGATGAAACAACAACATCCATTGGTTTTCTAAGAACCAAAATGTATTTATTTTCAAACTTTTTTTCTATAAAATCTTTATTCCATAGATGAGTATATGGATGTTTGTCTATTGTAATATCTGAAAATTTTCTTACATTTTCAATTATGAAGTTTGATCCAGATCTTGGTTGTGAAATTATTACATGCATTATTTCTCCTTAAATGATTTAAAATATTGATACATTGATTCTACTATGACTACTGCAGATATGCCTATCATAGCATATACCCAATAAACATAAAGAATCATACCTTTGGCATTACCATTTCACACGGGCATATGATTGACTCAGGTAATTCGTGAACCTTGGTGGTAATAACAATACTTGTCTTACACTCTGTACACTTGTATGTTGTCTTCATTTTTCTCCTAATTTGCTGATTACTTTAAGTATATCAGGTTTTTATTATTAGAGTTCGGCGCAAAATAAGAGTTATAAAACCTTCCAATGCCCTACACGGGCACTATCGGTGAGCATCCTTCATATGCCTAGATAGGGAGTCGTGTCCAAATATACCCCATCTTAAATCCCATTCTTTCTTACAAATTGGACAGATTAATATCCTCATCACTCTCCCAAATAATTAAACATTTTGTACATTGTATTCCTGGCTCTCGCATATACCAGGTATGTGTACATTTAGTAGCCACCTAAGCACTCATTTCTTGTATGATATAGCCTGATCTTTGTCAGAATTTTGCGGGATGGACCAAAAAGATCTTCCTTACAAGTAGAGCAAGTATAAGACCATTCACCAGTAAACCAATCATGAACATAGCCTTTGGCATTAGCATATTTTTTGGCTACAAAGGTTTGAAATGGATCAGGGATTTGCATATTGATCATACCTTAAGTATAGCAATTTTTGACGGGGAAGTCAATAAAGACCCAATTACCCCTAGTATCAATCCTTAAAGAAGTCTATACCTATATACCACTTAAAGAGATAAAGGCCTATATCCCATTGATGCTTTACAGGATACCCCCAGTTATTAAGATATATCCCAATACAGTAGTTTGATGTCATTGTGCCATAGTGTAGTTTCAGAGGAAAATTAGATTTTGTCATTTGCACATCAAACAGTAGTATGGAGCACGAAGATTGTCTCTATGGGTGTATATGGTTTGAGAACATTTATAACATTTTGCATGAACCATAAAACCTTCTTCTTTGGCTGGTGTTTGAAGATTTAAGGTTTTTGTATAGTATACCTTTGTGGCATACCAGGTTATTAGGATTAGAGTTATTGTTAGCATCATATTATTATATCAGAGCCATCACTCAAAGTCAATCTGAGACTCAAAGATATCCACATCATCAGAGTGACTCATATCGTCATCCATAGCACCACATACAGTGCAGGTTACCTGACCATCAAGGTCTAGTTCATAGTTGCAGACATGTGTCATGGTATATACTCGATTGAGGTTAGACAAACCACCTTCGTAATGTTCATATGTGGTTCTTCTCTCATAGCCATTTGCTTGGCTTCTTCTTCGGTTGAGGCAAACATTTCTAGATCGAATGCTCTGTCGTAATCTAACAATGAGATTTTATATATGTTCATACTTCAAGTATACACTGGTTTGGATAGGATGTCAACGAAAGTTATCCACATGTCAATACCCTGAAAATGTTAGTTATACACAGGTTTATCCACAAATAAATGTTACTGATTATGTTGTTTGACATTCTAATAGTGGAGTGAAGTGGAGGATAGTGGAGAATGGAGCATTTATAGAAGGGCGTCGTAATCCCAGGGGCCCCAAACCCCCTATCCCCAAACCTTATACCACATATCCAAACCTTTGTCAACTCTATATGGGCTATGCATTATATACCCAAACCCCTTATTTGTCAAACCTTTATAGCCCAAAAACCATATAAAAAAATATCCAAATTTGGGGAAAAATGTTTGATTATCGTAATATTTTATTTAAAAAGATATAAAAAATATCCAAAACATCAGAAAATAATGTTTGGATAAAAGTGTTTGTATATCAGGTATTAGTTATATAGGGAAGAGTGGTTTATCTTTTGATCCCGTCCCGCTTCGGGATCTTCGATAGTCTTATTAGACATTGCCACGACGGGATCTGGAGAAAAGTATCTACCCAACCCTATAAGAACAGTAAAGGAAGTAAAGACTTGTTCCAAACCTTTATCTTCTTGTTTTGCCATTTTTGGATATAGCATTCTTGACATATGTCTTGGGCTCATAAGATTATTATACACCTGTTTGACAAATAAAGGTTTGTATGATATAAGGTTTGGCTAGGAATCTGGAAAAATTTAGACTCTTCGTAATAAGGTTTGGGCAAGAATCTGGAAAATTTTTACATCCATCGTAATAAGGTTTGACAAATGTGGTTTGACATGATATAGTGTGGCCAGCCCCACCCTCCTGCGATAGCAAGATGTGTGCTAAACTTGTTAGATGTCGCCTTCTTTTTTAGATCTTGCATAGTCTAAAATGTCATTAAGGTTATCTAACCCATCTATCTCTTCTTCTTCAATCTCTAACGCAACTAAAAATAAATTAAAGGTTTCAGATATATATTCCTCTGACATTGGAGTATCTTGTACAATTCCAGTTGCCACAAAAAATGCTAGGGGTAATCCCATATCGTTAAACTCTACAAAATCTTTTAGTACTTCGTCATCTCTAAATTCCATCCAAAAATGGGATAGTATTGCTGCCTTGTCTGCACTTGGTATTGCCATAGTTAGTTGCCTCTCATCTCTTCCATAAGTGTATCATATTCTTCCCCTGCCATCAAACTCACAACCTCTAATCGTTTGTATGCGATAACAGGATTGTTACGAACTAAATGAAATCCAACCGCTTCTAGATTTAATCCCATATCCTCGTTGAGGAGTTTGGCAATTCTTTCTGCGTAACGAATCTCTTTAGTCATCTCAGGCTTTCTGCGTAGACTATAAGTCATATCTCTCCTCTATTCCATTATACCAAAAAAGTAAGGGGGGCGCAAGACAGGCAAAAGTCCCACGCCCCACCTTTGTATCAGCCTAGTAGACCCCTCTCTAGGCGTTGATAAGTGGCGAATAAGCGGCCACAAATTTATCAAAATCTACCGATACATTATCAGTGACAGTATTAGTAGTGAAGTCGATAAGGATGGTTTGTTCACCTAGGTCATAGCCATCATTACTAATAGCATAGATACCAAACCCTGTCTCATCTAGAATGCTATCTTGCATAAGATAACTAATAATCATACGGGTCCCATAGGATGAATCTCCCCACCGTGGTTTAGAATGCTGCAGGGCCATTGCTAGGTCCCGCTCCCATTCAGTCTGACCCCAGTGGCTATAGAGTACAACCATAGGCCCTGACTCACTATCTTTAAATACAAAATTAATTCGTGCTCCCATTATTCTTGCTCCTCTTCCTCTTCCTCTTCAACGGATTGTATCTCTAAAGGGTACCAGTCATAGGCATAAATTTCAATATCTTCCTCACGTTCAATACGTTCAATCTCTGCTATAGCCTGATCTTCACTGTCAGCGTCAATATCAATCTCATAGTAAGTTTCTCGTGTTGCAGTTATAATATACTTAGGCATTACTCATCATCCTCATTATCAAAATCAATAATAATCTTTAGAACACGAGTTCCGTCTAACTCAGCATAAACAGGATAGATACCGTCCCCGTATCCTGTAGAGAAAGCAACAGCCGAACCAAGACCTAAAGAGCCGTATCCCTCTACTAGTGTGGCATTAGAGGCACCTAGATAACCGTATTCACCTTTATGCTTAGGGTGGTCCTCAAAGTTTTGTTTATCTGAATCCCACGTTTTCCACTCATCAAGGTAACAAGGGTCACCGACAATTGCTTGTCCTGAGTCTACCGTAAAAGAGCCAATGTATGTTAGCCCACTAATTGATGTTTTCATTTTTTATCCATTCCTACTAGGGTCATTTCATCAAGTGTAGCACATTCTGGGCATTTTTCCAAATCGTGCTCATCAAAGGCATCTCTGATTATATTATCAGGGTCTTCAAACTCAGCGCTGCAGTTCTCACAATAGAACCAGTTATGACTGACCAAGACCTGAATAGTCGTGTCAGGAGGGCAGGGTACGGAAGTGATAAAGTATCCTATTCTATTTACGATGTGCCATCCGTTCCAGATGTAACTACCACCGTCGTCACCATCACCATACATCCAGATATAGGCAGGGTCTTGTTCTTTTACAAAGGCCACTTCCCCATCGTAGGTCTCAAACATATGCCCATCAAAACTAGCATTCTCATCTAGATGATTCTTAATAGGCTTATAAGTGTCAAACCACTCATCTTCCGTCATCTCAATAAAGTTATCCACCAAGAATCTCCTTACGGTTCTTAACATCTTCCTTGGCAAATGCAATAGCATAAGTTAATGCATATACCTCAGAAAGGGCGTCTAAGTATCCCGTTGCTTCTGTACGAGCCATAGAGTCCATGGCTTCCTCTGAGTATTCCTCTGCCTCAATGCAACGGTCAAGAACTTGCTCAGCCTCATACATAAGGGTCTTTAGGTGTCCGTGCAGGATGTCTGCTCCGTCCATACCCATTTCTACTTGTTTCATTAGGTATGGGTCAAGTTCTATATTATTCACCTGCTACCTCCAAATAGTGACGGGATACATGAATTGCACCTTCTAGGTAAGGAACAATGCTATCAGCACCGTCCTCGTTTTCCAAATCCTGTTCAAGGGATATGGCGTGTAAGCGTATATATTCTTTAAGTGTATTTAGGTCCATAGTATTAATTATACGGGTTAGTGTTGATTTTTACAACTGTTACGGGTGTGACCTTGCTCACATCTGTAATGATCGGTTCCCAAGCATCTTCATAACTAATATAGTTCATCATTCTTCCACAAGGGCATTTCATCTCTACAGATCCATTGGGGAATCCGTATCCGTCCCTGGCGGTAAACTCAAGAAGAGCATCACACTCATCAGGGTCACAAACAAATGTATACTTACTCCACATTAGTCAAAGTACCCTTCTGCCCATAAACCATCAAGGAATGATTGAGCCTTTTCTAAACCATCTACTACCTCAGAAGAGAGTCTACCTGATTTGATAGCATCTTCCATAGCATCTGTCATTACTGCAATATCAGTTTCAGTATAGCCTAACATCTAGTCCTCTATGTATTCTACTGAGATGTTGCCCATTACTTCATCGTACTTTACCATAGTATCTATGTCCTCAGCAAATCGGGCAATTAGATAATCAACCTTATCCTCATTACTCATATCAGGTGGACCATAGAGTTCAAACCCTATATCATTAGACATAGCATCATCTATATCTATGGTTTGTTCAAGACTGATTCTAACCTTCATTCTCCTACCTCAATTCCAGCATAGTGGGCAATAGTGTTTAGTGTAGTGTGGATATGGCAGTCGCAAGCATCTCCACCCATATTTTCTTCAAACTCTAAGTGAGAGAAATTGCTTTCATATATTTCATTGATTAGTTCGTCAATGGTATTCACTTTGTATGCCACTCTCCAAGTTCAGGTAGGAATACATTTTCCTCTATATCCCATTGAGCGTCATCCCAACTAAGTTCATCAGTCATTATCTTGCCAATCTCATCTATGAAGGTTTGCATAACGGCTTCTGCGTGGTGTCTATTCTTAGCCTTGATATTTGTAATAGAGATAGCAAGATCACAAGAATAGTAGTCTTGTAGCATTGGGTCTGATATTGTTTGGGTCATACATATTCCTTTTCATAGGCAGGTAGTGATGTTACTACCAATTCTAGCACTTCGTCAGGGTGTCTGTCAATAACCCAATTAAGGGCCTCTCCAGCAGTTTTAAAGTCAGAGGCAGTAGTGCTTGTCCCATATCCTTGAATGGTTGCTTCCCAGCAGTCAACGCCACCAGGAGAGCAGGAGTAGTTCATTTCATATATTGCAACTTGTTGGGTCATATACTAATTATCGCAGAAATTTAGGGAAAAGTCAAGGCCCTTCGTAATCGAATGTTTGCAAAAATGTTATCTTGGTCACACTGCTGGCCGATTTATTTAATTGCGAAGTGTACGGGACTTGAACCCGTGATCTCTACCGTGACAGGGTAGCGCATTAACCAACTATGCTAACACTCCAGTTATGGAGAGCAGTTTTAATTCTTGCTCAGGAATTTTTTTATTATGCGAGAGACATTACGCCTTGCACAACTTTTAGCAAACGATTTTTTTCTGCGTTGATAGCAGGGTCAAATCCTGATGCTGATGCAAGAATGGATTCGTTAGAACCACCACGAGCAGAACGATACCAGTCAAGGCGCTCAGTTAGTGCATTGAACGCACCCCACGCATTACCCGCAATCATTCCATTGAACTCGCCTGTGTAAATATCGTTGATGACATCTACCTTGTTTTCCCATTTCTTGAAAGCACCCTTAGCATCTTTTTCTGGCTTAGGATATGCAGCAAGAATGATTTTGTTGAAGTCAATCGCATTGACCTCTTTCTCAATCATAGCCTTAGCCATAATATCAAATTCGTCCATATAAGCATTAGCAAGACCAAGAGTCTCACGAGCAATTTGAACTTTACCATTAGCGGTTTGTGTGTGGCGAATCTTGAATGATTGCTTGATTCCCTTATTCTTCTTACGACCTACGCCACCGAGAGCAAGGTTGAGAGTGTTAGCGCACACAACACGAACGGGTGTGATACTTGCTTGAATAGCAATAGAACCATCGTGAGATGTGTTGATGAGCAAATAAGTTTTTACCTTATCACTTACACCATTAGGGTCAAGAATTGTTTCACGCTCTAATGCTAATGCACCGAACACGACACGACCACCCTTGATTGACCCAGCAGTTTCCCAACGACCACCACCGTCAAGAATATTATCACCGAATGAGAATAGGTCTTCATTCTGCAATGGGTGATAACGCTCACCAACGATTCCGAGAATATCGGTTTGTGTGTTATCGGTAGGGTTTGTTCGCAAGACATATTGGTATGCCTTGTCGCTTGTTAGATGTGTAGGGGTTTCCAAATCTTCAAGGCGAACATTCCACCCATTAAGATTTGCAGCCTCTAACATTTCTGCGGTTGTTTTTTCTTCTGTAAAGACTGTTCCTAATCCGTGCCAAGCAGGTTGTCTGAATGATGCGAATGAGGTTTTGCCGTTTTGTGTTTCTAAGTCGTGAGCCACGATTTTCCTTCTTTCTGTTGTTGATATTCTAAGTGTAGCAGTCTGGGCTGACATATGCAAATCGGGATAGTTAAACATAGACAATATGGACATTTTTAGGTGTGATCTTAAACACATCGGCGTGTCGCTTGACATTTATAAAAAATGGGCTGGCAAATTTAAATAAAAAATGAGCAGTTTGTAAACGTGCTCAGGTTTATTAGTAGCCCCCTACTAAATATCTATTCTATCAATTGAAGACGATAGGTACCCGATTGAATCTGAATTGTATTGCACGGTATCAAAATCAATATCGTGAATTGCATTTTGTGCATCCTCTTCTGTACGTGCATTAACAGTAACAGAATAAAGAACTGTTACTTCAACTTCGAATTCTTTTGTTAATTCAAAGCCCATAATCTCAGCAATTTCTTCTGCTTCTGATTCATTGATAGTTCCTTGCTCAAGTGCTTCAAAGGTCCACTCTTGCATTGCTTCTACCATACGATTCTTATCTGCAGAATCTGCATATGAACGCTGAGTTACTTTCTGAATGTGCTCCTCTAGTTGAGTTACACGCAATGTTGCCTTGGCCAGTGAATCACGAAGAAACTCTTCTGTTGCGTTGACTGTGCCTGTTAGTGTTGGTATATCTTGTTGGTCCATTGGGGGCCTCTTTCTGTAGTTGGTTAATTCAATTGTACTCGTGGCCACTGACATTGTCAAGGACCCCGAAGGGTAGAGTTCTTACTTACGACATTATCCGAGAACACTCTCAAACTGGATCTGTTTCGTATGGGTTCTTACACCTGCCCAATAAGGTGGCTCTATAGTATTTCTATTGTCGCCCTAATCAGCCTGGCGAACATAGGAGAGGCGCTGAGCCTCTTACCCTAATCTTATTTAGTTGTGTGAGCAGTTTGGCGACTTGCTCAGGTCGTTTATTTATTTAGAGATAACGAGCAACCGCTTGATAAGTTGATGTGGAAACTACTTCCTCATCTGTCATCTTTAGGATACGAATTGCGTTAGTCATTTCATCTTTCATTTCCTTATAGGTGTGATTGTGAATAACCTCAAAATCCTTTTCAGGTTCAGCAGGGAAAGTTCCCTCTTTTGTGATGATGTCAAAATCAACATTGAGAGTGTTGTTCCAAGAACGATAGTTTGTGCGTAGGTTTTCTGACTTTGCGTAGTTGGCAATAGCCCACTTACCAATTTCATCTTTCCAAGCCTTGTGTAGTTCTTGATACTTTGCTTCGTTTGCTTCTTGTGATGCGTAGTCCATCTCTAGTTTTGCTAGTGATGCTTCTAGTCCTGCGATTACTCGTTGTGTAGGGATTTTTACTGAGATTGCTTTGCCTCTTGCCATTTGTTTTCTCTTTTCTTTTGTGGGGTTTTAGTTGGGGGTGTTGAGCAGTTTTATTTCATACTCAGGAAATACTGATTAGATTACTTAGCCGTCCAAGTTGTGTAGCGGTGTGAACCATTGACATCTAACTTTACACGAACATTACCATTTGCTTGTGGGTTGATTTCCACGATAGTTCCTGTAACCTTTGACTTCTGTGTTGTGTAGGTATCTCCTACTTTGTATGTTGCTGTTGCTACTGACATTGTGTTTCTCCTTTTGTTGTTGTTGTATGTATCAAGTATAACATTTCCTACTGACATTTTCCAGTTATTTATGGCATTTTTTAGATTTATTTTTGTGACCTTCCTCACATTTCTAGGGGATAAAACGGACATTTGGGACACCCTTTCTAAAAGGGGGAGTCAAACAAGATAAGCAAGGTTATGCTTACCAATACTATTGCTAATAATTCCATTAGGCTCATTTCTTAGTCGCAGAAAATACTATGTCACTCTTAGAGTATACACAAAGTGAGCAAGAAACGCAAGCCGAGCCCTTAGTGCTAATAAGTGGAATAGCCTTCTTATTCTCAGGACACTTAGCCCCTACCTTACCAATTAAGTTTTTCATATCTTCTTGCCCTATTTGAAAATTCTTAGCAAGGTAAGCAAGACGGACTCCGTGATTAGTTTTTAGATCAATTCCAGTATCCTTATTCTCGCTATCTGTCGAATAGTATAAAGATAGATTATCAATACCCTGCAAGATTAGGGCGGCTGACTTTACACGAGTATAAACCCAGAATTGAATTTCAGGATGATTAGTGATAATTGTTTTCCACGCATTGGCATAAGTATCATTAAAAAAATCACCGTCCCAGTGTATACGGAATAGTTTAGGTGCGTCTTTCTTATTACAATCATTGACAAAATCAACAATCATCTCATCAAGCAATAGCAACATAGTATCCATATCTGCATTGCGTATTAGTTCCCAATTGTGCAATAAGTTTTTCTTTACTGTTGGGAATATTTTTTCAAGTTTACCTGCATAGCAAACACTCTCGCAGACACTCGTTGCACCAGGACATGAAAAGTTTTTTCCTGCAGGTAGTCCGAATGTGTTGGCGATACTTGCTTGTTTTCCATTTGGGGTAACGGCATTTGCTACTTTCCTATCTTTAGATCTTAGTAATTTACTCATAGTGTGGGCCTCTTTCTTTCTTTAATTCTAACATAAGGGACTGACATTTTTTTCTATTGTAATTCTTTTTATTAGGGATAGCAGAGGCAGCATTAGACCTACGTAATTCCATTAGGCGTCTTAATTCCTCAGCATTTTTTTTCATATAACTATCTTAGCAGATTAGGGGAAAAATATCAAATACCGTAAACTATGTCCTATATGTCCGAATTTGCGGCTGGCCCCGAAGGGTTGAAGTTTATAAACCTTCTTCAATAAAAACGTATAAAGGAATTAGGTTATCAAAAGAATGTTGAGTGATATCTAATTCACCAAATTCATTTTCAGTTTGTATGTCATAGTTATCTCCAGTAGAATCACTTTCAATAAAAATAACTTCAACGATGTCATCATCAATTTTAATTAAATCACCAATCATTAATTGGTCTGGTGTTAAGTTATCTGCGTGGATCAATTCCATAGTTTCCATTGTATCAGACATTTTATTCCTCATTCTCATAGTTGTCTACTGGGTCAATAAACCAAGATAAGTGGTGTTGGTCTACAATAGCGTGTGCAGGTGCGTGGCTCATCCCCTTATAGAATACGCCTTCAGGCATAGCAATAAATCGGTCATAGTCCTCATCATAGTATGCGTCAATAGCATCTATGCAAGGTTGCACCATAGAAAGTGGAACGGGTGGGTAGTGATTACCCTGTAAGTGATAGGCTATCTGTGTTTCTAAATCTAGGACGCTATCTGCTAATCCAATTGCGGTTACGCTTCCCATTATCTTGTTACCACCATTCCTGTTTTGTAGAAAGTTTTTGTGTGCATCTTACCTGAAGGTTCAGATAAGTTTATTGTTGAGTATTCCTTAGCAAGTCCGTGGTCTACAAACTTTTGATAAACTTCAACGGCAGATAAAGCATCTGAATAACGACCAACCCACTTAGGGGTAGCCTCTGAGTCATAGGTGCAAGTTACTGAGTATAGGTATTCCATTAGTTAGCCTCTTTCGTTGTCCATAGTAGGTCAAGACTATCGTAGTCTATTTCTGAATTTTTTTCAAGGTAGCAATTAGTGCAATACAATTCTGTCATAGTAACGGCATTCTCATTACAACCTATGCAAACCTCATCTATCAAATTTCCCATTAGTTTTCCTTTCTTGTTGATAAGTCAATCCTATCAGACTTTACTGACATTTTCAAACTCAAAGCCCTAAATCTGGGAAATAATGGGTGTGTTTTTAATCACACGTAAAGCCTGTGGATAAGTCTGTGGACGACACGCTGGCCAAAAATTGAGCAGTTTTAGATCTTGCTCAGGATTTCATTTCAGTAATTATTTTTGTTACACGCTTCAAAAAATTTCTGGGAGTCAAAGCGTTCATTATCTGCTTCAAACATAGAAGCAAACTCATCAACTAAATCGTGAAAAGTAAATTCATCACCTATCAAATCTTTGAAAGATGAAAGAATTTCAGCAGTTGCTACATAGTCCTTGCGTGTCATCATTTATTCTGCCACCTTTAGAATTGCGTAAGTGCCACGAGCATTTATTTCATCAAGCACTGGTTTTAGTGAAGGCACTAGAATGTCCTTTAGCATTCCCTCAAGCATTGCAATTAAATCTGAGTGAGCAAGAGCAAGTGCTTGTTGTGCTATTGGGTGAGTTTCGTCAAATTCGGTTACGAACTTTAGTGTGTGTTCTACTTTAGTCATTTATTTTATTTCCTATTCTTTAGTTTGCTTCGGGGGTGTTGAATAAATTTAAGTCTTGTTCCATACCGAAATCGCATACGCAAGTTTCGACATCATAGTCAAGGTCATTACCCCAAAAGATAAGACCTGTTGAGTGACATTCCTCGCAGGGAATAGAAAGAACGGAGTTTATCATTAGATAGCACCTTCCTGAAATAGTCCAATTTCTAAATCTAGTAATTCTGCGGGAGTTGCAGACTCTAAGTCTACCCACTCCACGCCTTCATTGTCAATTCTAGCGAATTCAATAAATCCCATTATAGAACCGCCTTTCCTCTAAGTGTTCCTGATACGCCTAAAGCGTCACAAGCAATTTTTACGGATACGCCAACGGGTAATTGTGTTGGGTAAGTTGATACGAACTGAGCAACCGCACCCTTTGAGGGTAGTTGAATGGTTTTTACTGAACCATTAAAAGTTTCTATTGTGAGTTTATACATAAGTTAGTTTCCTACTTTCTTTTTACTTTGTTTTTACTGCGATAGTTGCGTATTGTGTAGACAATTTATTTTTAGCGTATACGCCGATTAGATAGGCTTCGGTGTTTTCTCCATACCAGATTTCTGGGCGAGGTGTAGCCGATACGATTTCACCCTCAAAGTGGCGAGAGCGTGAGCGATAAGTTTTTCCTACGAGTAGGTTTTCTATTGTAAATAGTTTGGTAGCCATTAGGCGAACCTTCTTTCTTTTTGTTTATGTATCTATTTTAGCATTTTTATTACTAGAAATCAAATCCTAGCGATAAAATCTCAACCTTTGAGACGCTCAACGAGTGTGAGTTTCGTCACATCGTTTTTGTTACTTATTTAATTGTATAAGAAAATACTACCAGATAAATGTCAAAAAGTCAAATCGACACGCCGTAATTCAGGAAAATATTTCTGTGATCTTAACCACATTGTACTTAAACGACACGCCGTCTGCGCCAGCGTCAACTCGGGTTTTTTATTGCAATTTATTTTTATGTTTTACTTTTCTAGTATATTTTTTTTTATTTGGAATTGGTGTTGCCGCATTACTACGGCGCAATTCTTGAATACGAATTACTTTATTTTTTATTTCTTTTAACATTTTATCCCCAACATTCTTGACAAGTAGCGGTTAAAAGTTTTGCATCTTCAAGAGCAACCTCTACAGTAGGCTCTTCGCAAATCTGACAAGATAAAGTTATCATTTCTTTTTGCATTAGTTTTCACACTCACATTCTGAGGCAGATAGGTCAAAGTCGCAATATTGGCAACCCTGAAATTCAAAGTGTTCATCGCAATAAATTGCGGTTTGCATTTCCTCGCAACACAAGAATTGTTTTGTGCCACGCAAGAAAACTTTTGTTAAAGGCATATGAGAAAGAATAAGTGTAGGTGTACTCATTAGTTAGTCACCTTCCATTCTGACCACATATCTAAGCGGTCACCACCAAATTCTAACCAAAATCGTGAGATATTTTGCTCACACATTTTGCAGAATGTAAATTGCTCATCGTTGTGAGATGAGATAGCGGACATTTGAGGTGTATGCGTATCGCATACTATTGTGTTTAGTGAAGTCATTTTGGACTTCCTTTCTTTATGAGATTTACTTCTTTTTCAATCTTTATACTAGTAAGTATAACAGAGGGGTCTGACATCTACCCGCAAGTAATCGTATCAAAACGGACATTTTGAAATGTGACTTACATCATGTGGATAACTTGAGCGTAAATCGTAGGTGTGATATGCATCATGTGGATAACTGGCTGGCCAAATTTATTCGCCTTTCACGAATAAATAAGATCCATAGAATAAACAAATAAAAGAAAACCAAAATAAAGCATTACCGCTAATAAAAAAGTTACTCATTTATTTTTCCTCAATTTCATTTAGTAATTCCCAAAGTATTGGTTCTAACGCTTTTGCGCTTTCATCTAATTTTTCTTGAAGTGTTTTCATTCTTTCTCCTCAATGTCTGCGACATAGACAGAGCCTCTATCTATGTCACCGTATTTTAATTTAAAATCAAATTCGTTTATTGCCTCATCATAGTTATCGGCAACAATGTCAATGAATGTAGTGAACTCAAATACTGGCATTATTTACCTACCTTATACAAGAAATCCCAAGCCTTACGGCACAACAGTATGCTTTCGCAATTATCACAACACACAACCCCATTAGGGTTTAGGTCATAGTCATAGATGTCAATGGTAGTGCTAACCGCACCGCATACTGACTTGATAGGTACATAGGTACTCATTTAGTTACTCCCTCAAATAGTTCTTTACATTTATTAGGGTTTTCCCACCAAGGGAAACCTTCGTGATACATAGCGGGTGCTAATACCACTTGACCGCAAGGGCATAAATTCATTAGCCCTTTAGGGTAGTCGTTTACAGTAGCGAATTTAGTCCAAATGCTCATTCGGCACACTCACATTCTTTAGAGTAATCAAATTCGCAATAGTAGCAACCCATTAGTTCGCTATGCGCTTTACATTGGTAGCGGAATTGTACTTCATTACAACAATAGTGCGAGATGTCCCAAATCCAATAGAATTCGTTTTTGTCAATTACAGTAGCCATTACTTAGACACCTTCCATTCTGTCCACATAGGTAGACGCTCTGGGTCGGTATCGTTATACCAACGCTCAATGTTATTTTCACAAGACTCACAGAATGTGAATTGTGTATCTGCGTATTCTGAGATAGCAGATTTATTAGGAGTGTGCTCTACGCACTTTGTTATTTCTAGTGTAGTCATTTTAGACCACCTTTCTTTAGAGGATTTCTTTACCTCTTGTTTTTCTTTATACTGTAAGTATAGCAGGGGGGTCTGACATTTACAGGGGTACAAATCATACCAATTCGGACATTGTGAGATTAGTCACATATGAGATACATCACATTAGTTATACACAAGTTATACACAAGTTATCCACAGGGGGCTGGCCGATCAGTGTGGTGTATATCACATAGAAAATGTCCGATTTGTCCGTGTCTAAACTTGACTTTTTGACATTTTTATGCTATACTTCTAGTATAAGAAAAATTGAATAGTAAGAAAAATCCTAGTGAGCCTCTCAATAAGAGCAAATAACCTAGGTCAAGGAAAAAGATAACACAAGGTTATCGAATAAAAGAAAGGGTATCAAAATGATATCACTAAATGAAATAACTGTAGTAGCAGAACCTACTCACCCTATGTCTAGTAGCAATACTAAGAATAACAATATCTTTCGCCTTGCTAATGGTAACTATATTAGCCGTATGGCATATGTCTATATGGTAGCAAGTGAGAACCTTATCTCTCACAAATACCTATCCCCTAACGAGAGCAAATGGGTATTTGCTAACAAGGTAGGTAACTAACAATGGAAAATCTATTTGATGAACTAGGTCCAATTGCGGGTATGTGGATATGCGATAAGTGTGAAACTATCGCCTATGTATCAGTAGGTAAGGATACAATAAATGTAACACAATGTGAATGCGTATCTAAGGAGAGAAACAAATGAAAGTAACACTAACAAGCACATCAGGAGCGACTAAAGAAATGTCGTTTGATACTAAGGAACATCTATTAGAGTTCATCACATTATACAAGGCCACCCTACATCAAGGACAAGCGGTGTGCATAGATGCCCCACTAGTCGGAATCCATAGCGGGTGGATACAAGGCACAAAAGTGTAACAACTTTACTAGGTAGTGTGTATATTATGTGCACACTATCTTTTTGGTGTTTTATTTTTTAGATCGTGTATCATACATTTGGACAAAATATTCAGATTTTCATAAAACCCAATTTTTAAAATTTTTCAGATTTGGTGTATAATGGACATTATGGGAATATTAGACAATTTGGAAAACGCCTGGGATCCAGAGTTTCAGTTTGAGTCAACACCTATATTTGATAAAGATAACATGGGTAGGGAAATATTTTGGAATGATTTGGGAAGACCAGAAAATGATGGTTTGGCACTAAAAATGTTTAAAGAAGAGTGCTGCGATAACTGTACTTGCTCTACCAACGCTTAGGGTGTTTGGTATGATCATATTTACGGTATATCCTAAAATCGTTTAATGCTTTAATAATAACTTTCTTATCTACATTACACATTTGTGCGAGGGTATCTAATGATTTCTCATTATCCACATATTGTTCTTCAAGCCAAGCCTTATCTTCATGTTTCTTCATTATAGTATTATATCTGGCGTATCCAATAAATTATTCTTGATCTCTTCCATAATCTTAGTTCTAATATCACTTTTGCTAAAAATCTCATATCGACCTTCTAAACCTTCTCCTTTAAGAAAAGAAGATGTTTTGATAAGTGATTCTGCAAAATCAGCAAACTTGTGATTGTACTTAAACTCTTTCATAACAATTTTTTTATCGGTAAGAAAATTTATATAAAAAAGTGGCTCACCCTTTTTTATAATAATCTTTCCATTTTCTATCCAAGACTGAACTTCAAAATTAAAAGGTCTAAACCAACTTCCTATGTCAAATTTTCCAGGGACTAAACTTGCATACTGAGTATATCCAGCCTTATGAAAATACGGAGATGTAAACAATGTCTCTAGTGGTGAATCTGCAAAAAATATACTAAGGCTTTGATACTCAAACGTAGCCCCCATACCAAGTGTTCTTGGTCTTACATTTTTTACATGATATGGATCATGACCTAAAGGACGTATTCTATCTCCTTCAATCATATGCTCTGAGTATTTTGTACTATTTGCAACAATTGTCTTTTTAAAATGTGGTCCTACAGCAGGACATGACAAAAATGAACCAGTATTTTTATTCTGATCTTTTTCATTAATTAAATCTGAAAACATTTTGCTTAGTATATAAGACTTTTCATTTTTAACATAAAGATCCGTGCAATAGTAAATTGTAATAAAGTCATCAACCATTGTTAATAATTCCAACATTTAAAAGTACATCATATATTTTTTCATTTAAATGATCTAACATTGGCCTAGATTGTTTTACATACTCATCAATCATTTCGGCTGAGACATTACTATGTTGAGCCATCTTAATGTTTTCTTTTTCAACTACATCAGACATCAACTTTACTACATCTTCTTTGTTCATATGATAAATCTACCATCAGTAAATAGTTTGTTGTAAAAATCTATTAGTTTTTTCTGTTGTAGGCCTTGATCTTCTTTAGTTCTTCTTTGTCTTTGATCTGTAACTTGAATAATCAAAGATTCTACAAAGTCACCTTCTTTAAAGTCAATAGTAGGTCTCCAATGAACTTGTGTTGTGCCAGAAAAAATCACGGCATCTCCAGGATTTAAAATCCAACTATCTGAATTAACCCCAATAGGCCATTCAATATTCTTTTTTAACAACACACTTATAGTAATACTATGAAACTCAAGGCCTAGATCTGTATGTGGTGTTAACTTTGGTTTAAACCCAGTATCTAGCGTATATTTACCTATATGGGTTTGAAGACTAGTTGATTTAAAATCAACACCTTCATCTTCAGCATATTTATCAACAATTGCAAATAATTCTTTTATTATTCTTTCTGGATAAAAGATAAAAGATGAAAAATATCCAGTATGCTCGGATACATATGGTTTTTCCATTTGTCTAACATACCTATAGGCTTCATTCATTTGTTCTTGGGTGAAAAAATTATCCAGGCGTCTTGGAACTACATCATCTAACCATTTCATAAATCACCACTTTCCTATGTCTATAATACCATAACTTGCTCATATAAGTCAATGTTTGTCATAGTAGAGCATATAGTGGTTTGTAGTACTTCTATTTCGGCGACGCCATAAATACCGTTTCAAAAAATAAAAAACACTATGTATAATAATCTAGTTATGACAATTCAAGACTGGGCCTCATTAATAGTAGCAATTCTTACAATTGTATCTACAATCGCCTTTGGAATTAAATGGCTTGTAAAGCATTATCTCGTCGAACTTAAACCCAATTCTGGATCATCGATGAAAGACCAAATTTCGAGATTAGAAACCGCTTTGGACGATCAACGAATTGACTCTATAAAATCTAGAGATCGCCAAGAAAAGAAACTTGACGAAATGTATAAAATTTTGCTTGAACATATTGCTTCGACTAAAAAATAATCTAATTTGCCTATTTGCTATATATAATATATAAGATATATAAATATAAAACTTTTAAAGATAGTTCTTTTCTTATATATATTTAAGTATACACCATCCTACTTCTGACAATTGATTTCTTAATAGACAAAACGGACATTCTTAATTATAACGATTTGATAAACTTTTTATAACCTGAAGATTTATTTTTAATATACGCTCATATGATATAATTTTATTATAGGTACTTAGGATAGTCTCTTCATACCCACCTATCCTGAGTATCTTTTTGAATTTTTATGGTATAATCAAGATTATGACTATTTGTGGACCTGATGTTTTTGGTGCTGATCCCGTAAAAATTAAGTGGAATGTTGTTAGAGGTGACTCTGCTTCCATTAGAGTTGAATTCCTAGATAATGACGAATCCACATACTTTGATACTTCTGACTGGACATATGTTTCAAGCGCCTATGACTTTAAGGGTGACATTATTGATGAACTAGAGGTTGTCTCACATAATGGATATGTAGATATTAAGGCTTCTCCAGAGATAACAAAATTTTGGGGAACAGGTTATGGATCTGCTATTGCAGAGTTAACATTTGATTTAGAAGTTACAATTGATACTGTTGTGTGGACACCTGTAATTGGTACCATACGAGTCATTGGTGACGTCTCTGGAGCACTTTAATGGCTGTTGTTAAAGTTACTACACCAAGACCTGAATTACCACCTGTTATCCGTGTTGATGGTAAATCATTTAAAACAAATAACTAATTTTTAAATAAACGTGAGATAATCTAACCATGGCTGTTTCTAAATCTATGGATTTCCCTGGTGCTCAAAAATCAAGTTATGCAGCACAAGTTCAACAAACTCAACCTGGTGCTTCTCAAGATAATGTACTTTCTTTTCTTCCAGTACCTGGCCCAGTAGGTCCTCAAGGACCAGCAGGTAGAGATGGGAAAGATGGAGAAAAAGGAGAACAAGGTTTCACGGGAAACATTGGACCAAAAGGTGAAAAGGGACCAAAAGGGGCAGATGGACTTAGCAGTCTATCCTCTTCAGGTCAACAAGCAGGGTGGGCTTCTTATACTAACAAAATTGAAAAACCAATAAAACTTGGAATTTCAGAAGGAGATGATGGATGGGTAACAGTATTCTTAAATTCTGAAGGACTTTCAAATGAAAAATATATTCCAAAAGGTTGTACATCTTTGTGGAATGATCACTCTAGATCTTTTAATTTTAAAGGGTTAAAAGAAGGCTCTCAAGTTTTTATAACCTACAGTTTTGAACTAACAACCCATAGCAGCAATACAGAGGTATGGGTTAGAACTTATTCTGCTAATAGCCAGTTAGATATTGCTCAATTTATTGGTTCCCTCAAATATCAGCACACATATCCAATTACTGTAACTCAACATGTATTTATTGAAAATCAAAAAATTTGGGGTAATGGGGCAATCCCTCAAATACGTACAGATTATGATGCATCAGTAATTATCAAATCAATATACGTCAGCGTGGTATAATAAAACTATGGCATTTCCAGGTACATATAATATTTCATACTATAAGGGTGATACTTACGAATTTCGTATTTACCCTAAAGATTCTAATGGTGCAACATTTGATTTGACACAATACACAAACCCTAAGTTTACTATTTCAACTGCCCGTGGATCTGCTGGAGTGTCTTCAAAAATTGAAGCACTTGCAGTTATTACAAGTGGTGATGTTGGAAACTATATTACTTGTACAATTCGTCCTGGTGATTCAACTACTATGAATTCTTCTACAACCTATGTTTACGATGTTGAAATTACAAAGAATTCAACACCATACAATTATGTTCATACATTGTTGACTGGAACATTAAATGTTACAGATCAAATTACTGGAGCAACATCCTAATGCCTGATGTTTTATTATCTAATGACGAAATAACAGTTTTAGGTGGCCCAGCAACTATAAATCTAGAAGTTGATTTTGGTCCACAAGGTGATCGTGGAAGTCAAATTTTTATTTGTAATGGAGATCCAAACGAAACTGCAATTGGACAAACACCAAAAGTTTTTGACCTATGCATAAACAATCTTAGATCCCATGAAGACTATCTGGCCTACTATCAATATATCAATAATGCTGGAACTAATGAGTGGGTAAAACTATTTAAATTAATTCCAAATACCCATAGCCTAAATAATACTGGAACATTTAATTCAAGTGGAGTAAGACAGATAAACGTACCATTAATTAATATCGTTCCAGCAGAACTTATTGGATCTGTTACTGCAGAAAATTTTAATATTCAATATAGCATTTTAAATCAAAATCCAGTATCTTCTTCTATCAGTGTTGGTGAAATTATTACAGATGGAGACAATCTTGCTCTGCCACTGACAGTAAAAGCAGTAAAATATTCTGATAATTCCTGGTCAAGTTTAACTGGAGTACAAACAGTACATTTATTCATTACTGTGGTATAATCTAAGGTATGGCTTCTGAAAATATTGGATCAGTTTATCCCACAAAAATCCCAGGTCTTGATGAGGCAGCGGATATTCAAGCAGCGTTTAAGTTGTATCATTATGGCACATCTGCCACGGTATCTACAGAAGCAGAAATAATTCCAAACTCAGTAGTTGGACACATCAAGGCACTAGATACAAGAATTGATAATATTGAGGCAGATGGACTTGGATCTGCTGTATTAGCATCAATGCCAACTGGTATTGATAATGGATATATTTGGGTTGATTCAACAACTGCAGTTACAACAAATATTCAATATGCTACGGCATCATATCAAACATCACAACCTTCAAATCCATCAACTGGTGCCCTATGGGTAGATTCAGATACAACACCGCTTAAAATGTATGTATGGTCAGGTTCTGCATGGAGAGAGATTGGTGCATAATGGCTAAAGCAAAAACAATAGAAAAAACTACAGAACAACAACTTCGTGAAATTGGAATTGCAAAATTAGTTGCAACAACTGGAATTACAGAAGCAGAATTAAGAGCATTGGGGATAACATCAGATGGCAACAATTAATTCAGATGGAAAAGTAGCATATATCTATAATGCATCAAATCAGACTTGGTATGCGTTGGGTGGAGCAGTTAATACTAACGCTCAATATACATGGACAGCAGATCAAAGATTTGGTTCTGTAGTAACTTTTGATACCGTTGCAAATGCAAAGGCTGGAGTTAATAATTTTCAAAACCTTACTGCAAGAGATGCAGCAATTACTTCTCCAAGCAATGGAGTAGTTTGTTTTGTAAGACAAAATAATAATGGTGATGTAATTAATCAAATTCAGTATTACCATAATGGTGAATGGCGTTATTATGGAGATGCTACAGATTTAGTGACAACTCTATCTAATTATACAATTGCAAAAACAGATGCTGGGAAAACATTAAATGTTGACTCATCTTCTGATGTAACAATTACAGTTCCACTAAATAGTTCTGTTCCATTTATTAAGGGTCAAAAAGTTGAGATTGTTCGCAATGGTTCTGGCAATGTTATTTTTCAAGGAGCAGTCGGAGTAACAATTAATAGTAAGTTTTCAAATAAAAAGATTGCAGCACAATACTCTGGTGCAATATTGGTAAAAATTGATACAAACACTTGGCTTTTAATAGGCGATTTAACGGCGTAGGTAAAAGATGCTAAACTTTGGATCCTGGGCATCTTCAAAAGGTATGGTTTTAGTACCAAATGTAGTTGGAATGACATCATCAGATGCTTTAAGTGCATTTTCATCATCTCATCTTAATTATGCTGTTATAAGTACTCCAGTTTCTACATCAGATCAAAATCTAAATAATAAAGTTGAATCACAATCAGTTCAAGCAGGTACGCTGGTTAATTATGAAACTATAATCAGCATAAGATATTACACATATGTTGGAGTCACCCCTGTAACACCAGCCGTTACTCCAGCAGTTACACCCGCAGTTACACCTGCAGTTACACCAGTTACTCCAGGAAGATGTACAATGCCTTCTGTATTAGGACTAACTGAATCACAGGCAGCAAATGCAATCAATAATGCTGGCCTAATATATGAATGGTCGTATTATTTTGATAATGCTGAAGGAGCAACTGCACAAAATAATGGAACAGTTGCATCACAGATTCCAGGAGCAAATACTTCTGTTGAATGTGGTTACGCTGCTGAATTATATATTTATAGGTATACTGCTGTAACTCCTGCAGTTACACCAGCAACATGCCCATTCCCTGGCATGAGTTCAAGTTATGATTCACAATGTGGAGATACATGTTGTGATAGTGATGGCAGACCATGGCCAGGAGCAGTTACACCCGCAGTAACACCTG